AGTAAGTGATATTGAACTCTCTAAAACCAAAGTATCTTTAGAGAGAACTGCAGAAGATAAGGAGTTAGAAACTTATAGGGAAAATCTTAAGAAAACTCCCGAAGAATTAGATAAATTAGAGAATCACAAAGAATCTCTTAGGAGTGGGGAAGAATTAGAAAACCTACCTAAAGATAAAATAGCTCTTGAAGGTATTGCGGAAACATTAGAAGAACTAGGAAATACTAGAATAGACTTAGATGGTACTGAAGAATCTGAAATATTTACTTTAGAGGATTACAGAGAAAACCTAAGTGTAGAAGATAATAATTCTCTTGAAGATGAAAGGATAGATTTAGGAGGTACTGTAGATTATGAAACTTTTGAATTAGAGGATACCAGAATCAGCTTAACCGGAACAGAGGAATTCGAACCTGGAAGTCTGGAAGATAAAAGGATAGACCTAGAAGATACAAAGGAGTCTGAACCTAAAGCGCTAGAGGATGAAAGAATTGATCTAAATGGCACTAAAGAATCTGAGATATCTACTTTAGAGGATTATAGAGAAAACTTAAGTGTAGAAGATAATAATTCTCTTGAAGATACTAGAATAGACCTAACAGGAACAAAAGAAGCTGAAGTATCCGAACTTGAAGATTATCTTGATGAATTAGATAATACAAAAGATTATGAAGCTTCTGAGTTAGAGGATACTAGGATAGACTTAACTGGGACTAAAGAAGCAGAACCTGAATCTTTAGAAGACAAGAGAATAGACTTAGAGGATACTGAAGAATATGAATCGAGTTCTTTAGAGGATGAAAGGATAAATCTAGAAAGTACAGAGGAATTCGAACCTGGAAGTCTTGAAGATTTTATAGATAAACTTGAAGACTCTAGAGATACCGAACTTGAAGATGAAATACTTGAACTTCCTGAAACTTCTGGAGATGAGTATGAAGGTTATAATCCATTAGGTCCAGATGAATTAGATAGTCTTGGTGGGAATATCAATAATTTCTATGATTCTCTTCTTGAAGTTCCTGAAACAGGTGATGCTCCTAGACAATCTGGGGATTATACTCCTCTTGGTCCAGAAGAATTAGATAGTCTTGGTGGAGATCTTGGAAATTTTTACGATTCTATTCTTGAAGTTCCAGAAGATACTGAACATATTATTGAAGAGCTAAATGATGATATTAAAGAAAAAATTCCTGAAGCACAAGTAGATGAAAGTCAAAAAGATTGGAAATATTTAAAGGAATTAACCGAAGATGATCTCTATAAAGAAACTATTCGTTTACTTAGTGAGAAAGAAGCTGGAGAGTGGGGTAAGAAAATGCAATCTTTAGTAAGTGCATATCTTAGTTCAGAAGCCATATCTCCTGATCGAGCAGAAGAATATATAAATAAACTTGGAAAGGAGATCTTAATTCAACAAGAGTCTTCGAGAGTGGAAGGTCCTTCTATGAAATTACCAAAATTTGGATTAGAATCTCTTAACTTAAGTAATTATCTTAGGTGGACAGCTGAGAAAACTATTGGATGGACTGGAGTACATGGATCAGCGAGACAACTTCTTCTTAATGAAACAATAGCTGCACTTGTAGTAGCTAGAGATGAGTTAGAAAAATTATCTAAATCAAATCGATATAGATTACCTGGAAATGATAGAGGTTTATTAGGTGATTTAGTATCTGGAGGAGTTTCTGGTGCTCTTGATAACTTGGGAGATAAACTAGGTGATGCAGTTAATACAATAGTTGGGAGCAAATCTGTAGATATCTCTAATCCTATAAATAGACCAGAAAAAAATGAGCATAGAGATGGATGGGAAGAAGGAAATATACGACCATCAGGAAGTAATCCATTTCTACCAACACAAAGTCATTCAGAGTTTTCTCAAAAAGAAGGTAATCTATTATCCAAGATAACTAAAAGTAGTGGAAGTAGTGGGGATAGTAATAAATTCTGGAAAAAAGTAGGAAGTGCAGCAAAAGATATGCTTCTAGGCTCTAGCAGTGGAGAAACAACTTATAAATTTAAATCTAATTATGTATCTGGAAAAGGAATAAATATCACATTAGAGGAATTATGTGGAATTTCTGGCACAGATGATGCAAATACTGTAGAAGGATTGTATAATGTATTAAAATCTAGCCCATTTATTACTACTCCAGATAAATTTACCTCAACTGGATATTCAGATTATAGAACTCAAACATTAGATACTAATGCATACTGGGAAGTTGTTTTAGAACCCTATGTAGGTCCTGAAAATGGAAATCTTAATTATCTTCCTGGAATTCATGAAATCAATACTAGAAATATAGCTCAACACGGAGTAAATACTGCTTATAATAGATGGATTCCTTATGTTAGTTTTGATCTTCAAAAATCTAAATTAACAAATAAAACACTCAATCTATATGATGGTGAAATCAGTTATCCTGTTTCAATGGAATTTACTAATGAATTTAGATTAACTATAGCTGACGATCAATATAAGTCTTGGAGACGATATTTTGAAGAATGTGCTAAAGCTGCAATTTATAATAGTGAAGGACATGATGAATCTTATTATAAAGAAGGCGGTACTGAAGGAGTTTTAGGATTAACTGCAATAGATACTAATAATGTATGTATTGCTATGTATAAAAATATATGCTTCAGATGTAGAATATACGTTATGACACCGCAATATAGTACAATTCAAAAATTTGATTTACTTTTAGTAATGAAAGATTTTTCTGAAGAATATACAGGAGATATTGGAGATGGTGCAGGAGATCTTACAGTATCATTTAGTATTGTAGGAGAGAATCCAAATGAAGGAGAAATTCCAAAAGTTAAAGTAATACAGCATAAAGCTCCTGATAATTCTTCAAAAACGGATTATGGTTCTATAGTAGAAAGTGGAGTAAATTCAGTAATGAAACTAATTAAATAAAATAAGATTATGTATTTAAGATTAGGAACAACTAATATAAAGTACTCCACTGAACAAGATGATTTTACAGTATTTTCTGAAGTTGTAGATTCTAAGATGTCATATGAGAAACCAGTACTTGTGAGAACTCCTGATGAACTTGACATCTGGTTTGGATCAGATTTTCCAGGGAAAGATTATTACGATGAACTTTTAGAATCTGGAGTTACTTTATTTTTATATAGACCAATTAAGGTTGAACAAAATACTAATGCTCCTGACTATATTGATCTAAAAGAATATTCTATAGATCAAAAATTATACTATAACTTAACAGAACTTCCAGAAGTCGGAGAAGATAAAGTTTTGTATAAAGTAGTAACAGGAGAAGGCGAATATAAAGAAGGAAATTTGTGGTATACTCTTTATATATATTATCTAGGAGAATATATGAAAATCCTAGAATTACCACAAAATCTTGACACTAATAATACGAGTTCTCTAGAAAATAGAGATGTATTAAATATAAATTATCCAGGTTTTATTGGACCTGAATATTGTTATCCGAAATATATAGAGGAAGGAGATGTTGATTATACTGAAAAAATTGATGAAGAAGTATTATTATCTCATCTTCCTGATCTGCTAAGAGTATCAAAAGGGTATGAAACTTTAGCTTATTCCTTAGTATATAACCCTGAGATAGATTTTTACCCGGTAGACGAGGGATTAACTTCTAAATATATAATCCTGAAAAAACTTAAAAATGACTCTTATGAAAATATAATGATTTGGTTTAAAGAGGAAATTAATAGTATCCCTAATATTCCAAGTCAATATTATGATGAAGCAATTGAGGTTGAAATTAAAGCAAAAGAAAGTAATAAGGAAATTTTCAAGAGGTTAGTAGAAGTTATAATTCCAAGTCAATTAGGTTATACTATCGAAGGAAATATCTCGGAGGGTTACAAAATATACACATCATATTCTATTCAAGTTACCTATTTTACTAATATTACTGGTCTATTATTCGAACCAGATTTTAACACTACACACAATATACTATCAAAAATCTCGAGTGGAAGTACTAGAATGAGATTTATATCGAAAACAACTGGTACTGAAGGTGGAGATTCCGAATATTTAGATAGTGATATTAGTGTAAATATTGAGAAACTGAAGGGAGATGATAAATATAGAGTAACAATCGAGAGGTATAAATATCAAGAAATTTATGAAGGTGGTTTATTTACTATTGGACAGGAAAGGCTTGATACTATAATTACTTCAGAGTCTAAGTTAGTTAGATGTATTCTTTCAACATCTTACGTAAATCGAGAGACAGATGAAGAGGTAGAGTATAAAAAAGGTTCTAAAGAATCTGAATTACCCTCTGGAACATGGTATCTTAAACGAGCCTGGAAAGAAACGGCCGAAGATATAAATGGGGAATATTGGAAAGCGGCAGAGGCTATTTTTGGATCTGACAACGCTGGAATTATTGATTATTTCTTAGTCCCTGATATCTATAAATACTCGGCCGGAATGAAGACAGGCTCGGAGACTAGTTATTATCCAGAATATGAGAGATTTTTAGGATATGCGAAGAGTTTAGGTTTTCAAGTATTATTCCAAAATTCTGATAATGGATGGACCTACGTAGAAACTCAAGAACTTCCATCGGCCGAAGATATAACCTCAGGAACAATTTATATAGTATCACAACCTACTGGAGGAGTAAAATTCTATAAAGTAGAGAATGGAAACTTAATAGAAACAACTGACCCTGAGGAAACTAATACGGCCGGAAATAACTACGTCTTTAATTATACCTCTGATGCTGATAATCGACTCTTATATTTTTATCGAGGGCAGACAATTTTTGGGCAAGATAGACCTGGATATTACTTACATATTAGAGGGCTCTTACAAGATATTTACTCAATAACTAGCGATCAAATCTTATATCAAACACCTACAACAGATCCTTACACCTTTGAATCACCAGAAGATAAACTTGAGGAATACAAAAGTAATTATCTAGTATTCAATAACCAGATATATTACTATAAAAAATATCAAAATGGACAAGACTTCAATACTTCAGGGTGGATGAGATTCTGTATAGGAAAAGTAGCGAGAGAATTGGAAAAGAATAAATGGAAAATTCTTAGTACTAAATCAGCCGGAGATATAAGAGCTAGAATAGAACAGATCTTAAATAGGATATCAACTGGGTACTCATATATAGATTCATTAGTTATTACTGGATTTTACCTAGACTTACCAAATAATAGACTAGGACTTGAAGTGGAATCTAGAATGAGTGACTTAGTAGATAATTATATGACGATCGATATAACTTTAAATTACGATAAAAAATAATAAAAACTATGGCAAGCGTAGCAAGTTTAGTCCGCGGAAGTGACGGATACATGAAATTTATTGACTATCAAAGTACATATAAAGATAATAATAAAGAATTCCTTCGTGGTGACATGTGGGAACTTCAATTCATTAATGTACCTAAGATAAATAATTGTCTTAGTAAAACTTTGTAAACTGCTGGAAGATCAAGTAAAGATAAATCAGCAAAAATAGATAAAAAATCTATTTCTCAACGACTATTAGCAAAGAAAAGAAATAGCCATAGATTTCTTTTATGATATAGTCTAAACATAGAACAAATGTTTGAGTTTATTTCCCTGGTACTGATATTTTCAATGCTAGATTAAATGCCGTTCAGGTAGGTATTGATTATAGTGTATCAGGTTTTGAAAAGAGAATGCGTGGTAATTATACTATCATTCAGAAGACAGGTCAAAACACAGCTGGAACCCTGTCGTTGGCTTTTGTAGATAAGGAAGATCAGGCAATTACTTACTGGTTTGATAATTTAAAAGTTGTCCATTAAGAGATTAAAAGTTCCTTAATGAATCTTTGTGAACTGCTGGAAATTTTAATCGCTCAAGAATAATAAAAACTAAGAGCGGAAAAATAATCAGCAGAAATAGATATGATTCTATTTTTCAACGACTAAGTACAAAGAAAGAGGATAAGCCATAGTTCCTCTTATGATATAGTCTAGTATGATTTAAAACAAAAACCATAAGGACTATCGCCAGAAAATTGCAGATCGTGATACTAAATATTCTTTCAGAAAGGATGACTTAGTATGCGACCTTAGATTAATCTTAACTAACTCAAGCCGTATCAAAGTTCGTACTCTTAATTTCTATAACTGTATTCTTCAGGATGCACCGATTGATGAAAATGGGCAGACTGAGGACGGAACCGATTAATAGCTTAGTCGCTTAAATAATAAAATTTAAGAAAATTATACTAAAATGCTGGAAAAATCTTGGTTATACCAAGTATAAATCAGCAAAAACTATTAAAAATAGTTTCTCAACGACTAAATGTATAACTTAAGAAGTATTAATTCTTAAGATGATATAGTCTATAATATATTAATGTATATTAACAAATGCGAGCAGATATCCAAGTCAGCTTTTTCAAATGAAGAAGCATAAAGTAATATAAACTTTATGAAAAATTCTATTAAAATGCTGGAATATCAAATAGATAATCAGCAAAAATTAGAAAAGATCTAATTTCTCAACGACTAAATATAGAACTAAGTTTGAAATATAATTTAGATGATATAGTCTATTCATTGATAAAAATAATTAATGACTTTAAAGCAATTTGAACATTTTGGAAAATTTCATGGTGTTTTCTACAAGAATTGCTGGAAAATTTGTATCTTTGTATACAAATAATCAGCATCCTAGATATTAACATAAATCTAGGTTCAACGACTATGTATGTAGACTGAGGAAATTCCTTAGGTGATATAGTCTGTCATGAGGTGAAATTCATTGATTAACGTATGAAAGAACTTTTGATAATATTTAAAAAAATAACTTAATAAACTAGAAGTATCTAATTTATTATTTCTTATGATTGCAAGGAAGGGTGGATCTGATCAATCTGCCCTTCTTCATAAGAAATATATTAGATATTTCCTTAAAAAAAATTGCAATCAATATGAAACTTAGAGCAAAAGATACTGAAAGTTTTATTCAAAAAAGTAAAGATAAATATGGTGAAGATGCTTTAGATTATTCTGAAGTAAACTATATTGATAAATTAACTCCTGTAAAACTAATATGTAAGAAATGTGGGAATATATTTTATCAATCACCAGCAGAACATTTAAGAGATAGAAAGAAAATATCTTGTCCTAAATGTGCAGTAATAGATTCCAGAGAAAGAAGGTCTATTAAACAGAAAGAAGTTTGGTTAAGGAAATGTAAAGATAAGTTTGGAGATAAATTTGATTACTCTAAAGTTAATTACATAAATAATAAATTAGATGTATGGATTTATTGTAATAGTTGTAAAAAATGGTTTAAACAATCTCCACATCATCATATTAGAAATATTCATGGATGTCCTTTCTGTGCAATGAAAGAGAAATCTGGATATGAATTTATGGTTGAGAGTTATCTTGAATATTTAGTAAAAAATGATAAAACGTTATCATATAATTCAGAATACAGTATTTTAAATAGGATAGCGGGAAGGAATTCTAACAAAATAATGATAGATTTTAAATTAAATATAAATAACTTAGAATATTGGATAGAAGTTAATGGTCAGCAACATTACAAATTTATAAATTTCTTTCATAAAACAAAAGAAGATTTCCAAAAACAATTAAAAAGGGATGAAAATGTTAGAGAATACTGTAAAGAAAATAATATAATTCTCATAGAAATTCCATATACTTACAATACATATGAGAAAATATCTGAAGTTCTAAGAAGAATTTTAATTGGTGGTGAATCTCCAAATATAATAGTTCAGCCAAAAATAATACAACCATAAACAATAAAGGAGAGTAACTTTGATCGGTTACTTTTCTACTAAAACAATTATTTATTATGAACCTACTAGATATATTACTCCCACTCCCTAGACGAAGAAGAGAAAAGGAAGAATTGAAAAAACTAGAGCCAGAAATAAAAAATCTTGAAGAAAAACTTGGATTAATTGGAAGAACTGGAACAGAAGTTTATTATGATCCACTCTATGAACGAAATAGAGGAAGAAAATATGATCTTAAAGGCCGAAAGGAATACCTAGAAGACCTCAGAAAACGATTAAACAATGGGTATAAGAGTTCGAATGTAATACGAGCTAGTGGATATTTTAGTCCAGGTAATTCTAATGAAAAAGATACTTTTAACCCAATCATAAAAGAATTACCTAAACCAAGTAAGGTAGTGTATGTAGTATTAATAAGAAAAACTATTGATATCCCAAAAACGATAAAAATAGAGAACAGTACTGAATATAAAATAAAAAGTACAAACTCTGAATGTGATAATATAGAGGATTACTATATTATAAAAGAATTGGATGAAAACGCTAAAAAATTTATTAAATCTCTAATATGATCATATTAAGAAAATACCCAGAGGAACAGAAAGAATTTAGTATACTTTCAGAAATATCTCAATTGGGTTTAAGGAAAGGAACGAAAAATTATATCAGGAAACAAAAAAGAGATGTGGTGAACAAATTAATTCAAAATAAACGAGATTTTCTTGCAAAAACGAAGAAGACAGAAAGAAAATTGACTAATCTTCGAAAAGAAACAAAAGAGAATGAATTAATAGCCAATAATCTGAAAAAAGAAGCTAATAGAGTAAACACTGATATAATACCCGATAATAAATTTTCTAAACTAGTACATCAGCCTAAAGGAGATAAATCCTATATTCTCGATAAAGAAAAGAGAAATCTACTTAAGCAAATGTCTAATGATAAAAATTTGGATAAAGCTAGTAGAGAGTTAGCCAGATCAAGTTCGGCCAAAGATGCAATTATAAATCTTAACTCTGATGCAATAGGAAAAGACACCCCGTTTGTTGCCCATGAACTAGGTCATGTTAAAAATAGTAAAAAATCTATTAATTCTGCAATTCAAAAACTAGCTGATAAATCTAATAATAGTAAAGGAATATTAGCTGATATTGGGAAAAGAACTATTGGAATTCAAGAAGAAAATAATGCTTGGAAAAATGGAATAAAGGATTTAAAAAAGGCTGGTGCAACGAAAGAAGAGATTAAACATGCCAAAAGTCTAGAAAATGCTGCAGTAGATACATATAGAAAAGGAAATAGTTTAAGAAATAACTTAAATGAAAAGCTATTAAATAAATTACATCCAAAAGAAATAGATAACTATAAAGTATTTCCTGGATCTCATAAAGAAGAAAAAGATTTAATGGAACTTTTTGGAGATAAAGGAAGAACTGAAAGACAGAAATATAATTTAAGAAGAAAAATAATAAATAAAAGGAAATCTAAATAATTATATACTATTATAAAAAAAACAATAAAGAAGAGTAACTTTGATCGGTTACTCTTCTACTAAAACAATTACTATGAGCCTACTAAATATATTACTTCCTAGACAAAGGATGATAAATCAAGAAATAAAAAGTCTTGAAGAAAAACTTGGATTAACCGAAAGAGATACAAAAACTCTTTTCTATGATCCACATTATATTAGAAATAAATCATTTCAAACAAGAAAAGATTATCTAAACTATAACTAGAAAAAAATGATAGGGCGCTAAAATGCTTCTCTAAAAGTAAGAAAAAACATTAGAAGGATAAAAAAGAAGATCAACTTTTCGTCAATCTTCTTTGTAGGGACTATTTAAGTGATTCTTTATATTCTTTTATCTCTTTACCACATTGATAGATCAATTCAGAAATACCTTCTGCACTTTCTAATGTATCTGTATTATCTAATACATTAGATACAACTTTACACCAATATCTATCTTTTTCAGAAAGAGAATCTGGATTTTTCTTATATTTATACATCATTTCTGCACCTAAATTATACCCTGCACCTTTTACCAATTTAAAAGCTGCTATAATTGATATAGTAGCTAATCCAATTTTTAATAATGTTTTCATATCTTTTATATATTTTATTTATTACATATATAAGGCTTTTACTCCTTCCAAAAATTAATATCGGGGGGGGGTAAAAGTATAAACAATTCCTCTTCGATACAAATATTAAATGATTATAAAACGTAAACTATTTTCTAAAGATTCAAAAGTTCTCGTCCCTTATTTTGAACCTGGCATTACTGAAACTGGTAGACGATATGTAACACTAATCACTAACGATGGAAGAAAGAAGCGGCAATATATAGATCCGTATAGAAAGAGAACTAAAAAAGAATTAGAAAACTAACTTAACTTATTAATTAAAATTATGATAATCAAAAGAAAACTGTTTAGTAAAAAAGAGGAGAATAAAAACTTCAATGACACTAGTTCAAAAGCAAAAGGAACTGCTTTATATCTTGGAGGTGCGGTAGCGGGTCAAGGTATCGCTGCACCTATAATGATGAAACATATGCAAGACGAACCCTCAGAAGAATCTGCAAAAATAGCTGAAAAACTAAAAAGATTAGCTTCTAGACGAGGACATAAAGTAGATAATATTACATATACTGGAATGGGACCTGCATATCAAAATAATAAAATTTATACAAGTGGAACAAAAGCAGCTGATGTTCTTTCACATGAAATGGGACATGCTCACTATGATAAAAGAAAAGTAAAATCAGTAAGTGATGCTATTGGTAAAGTTGCTCATAAAGCTTATCTAAAAACTGGTGGAATGTTGAATCATACAGTTCTAGCTCCTACAGCAGGAATAATAGCAGGTGTTAGATCAGGTAAAAAAGCAGCAGAAAAAGAAGCAGCCGGAGAAAAAGAATCAAAACTCTCCAGACATAGTGGATGGGCATCTGGTTTAGCTGTTCAATCTCCAGGGCTAGTATCAGAGGCTATGGCAAGTAAACATGGTCTAGATTTAATGAAAAAAGCTGGTGCCTCTAAGAAATTAATGAAAGCTAGTCGAAAAAACCTAGGTGTAGCTTTAGGAACTTATGCTGGAGTTGCTGTAACTAATGCAGGAATGTCAGAATTAGCTAGAGGAATTGCATATAGAAAGAAAAAGAAAAAATTAGAGAAGGAAAAAGATAAAAAGAAAGATGATAAATAATTAATATCATCTTTCTTATAAATCGTAACTAAAATATCTTTCCAAAATGACGAAAGTATTTAAAAAAGTTACGATAACCAATAAATAATCCTAATCCTTTCATAATCTTATATATTTTATATATTACATATATAAGGCTTTTAAGGAATATAGAGTGTAAAACTATAAATCCTGGGAAAGTTTGGGATATAACTGCCCAGGAACTAATTAAATAAAAATAAAGAGCTATATGATATTCCAAAAGAAGTACAAAAATCTGGAAAGAAACATTTAAGTAATGCATTTAGAATCCATGAAATTAATGAAGTTAAGAAAATAATCTCAGATAATACTAATAGACTTCTTGGAAAAATAGAAATAAATAAAGAGATTTGGAAACCAATCCAAATCTCTAATCTCAATAGCATAATAACCTTCAGGAATATTCCATACCCCTGGATCTAATGCATTTGTGGGTATTTCTGTATTTTCATTGATAGGATACAAGTCTACTCTTTTATGATCAAGCCAATCTGAACAAGGAGTTTTTGATGTATTATGATAATCCTTTAAAAAGATTAATTCATTTCTTTTTACTCTCATACTTTTATTAGATTTATTAAGATTTTCTACTATTTTTTCAAATCTTAGCATAGGATTTTCTATAGAGCTAATATCTTTATCATCCATAATTTTATAATATTTAAATGTTAATTTCAATAGTGTAGTAACCTTCTGGAATATTCCATATCTCAGAAGATAATGCATTTTTAGGTACTTCTGTATTTTCGTTAATAGGATATAACATTACTATTTTATAATTACATTCTAAATGAGATCTTATTATATCTTTCTCTTCATCAGTAAGTTTTTTCTCAATTACCGCTTCTTTGACTATTCTTTTCATAATTCTACGTATTTAAAATTTATATTACATATACGAGGCTTTCAAATTGATAAAAAGGAGGTTTTATATAGGTTTGTCCCTTATTTATGAGGACAAAGGAGTTTCCCTTATCCTACACCTCTAACCGCTACCGCTAGAGGTGTCTTAGAAAAGAAACATTGAATAAGATATATAGGAAATTTTAATATAATATCATTTTAATTAAGTTGACACCCCTTTGGCCTCTGGGGGCCAGGGGTGGTGTTTCTAGATTAAAAGCTCATAGAAATCCTAAACATAAATATTCCATGTCTCCGACATAATCTTATGTTCTTTATCTATATGAGCAAGTGTCGCAAATTCTTTAGATAATATCTTTTATAGTGGAGAGTCAAAAATAATAAATTAAATCGACAAAATGCGTATAATATCCTTTCAATCCCTTATGATTGAAAAGGGAATCCTCCTATGTCTTCAATTTAAAGAGACATAGAAATTCTTTTAACTGGATTCTCTATTAGATTATAATAAATTTAATAAAAAATTATACGTATATGTCAATACTAAAATTACCTAATATCGTAGTACCAAGAGGTATTAGATATATTTCAGAAATGGATAGTTTATTTAGATTTTATAAACTACCTGTAAAGTGTATAATAAATAAGCAACTACCTGGATGTGGTTTTACAGAATACTGTATTAATGGACCAGAAAATGTTATTCTGTGTAGTCCTAGAAAAATGCTCTTAAAGAATAAGAAGGATCAACATGGTAGAGATGTTTATTTGGTTGTAAATGAACTTGAGAAGGAAATAGAGGTTGATAAAGATCTCTCCAAGATAGATAAAATTAGATCTCAAGTATTTATGGATACTCTTAAAGAAGTAGTTCATGGAAAGGATACAGTTTATAATAAATTAATGAATGAAATTAAAGATTATCTAAATGAGAGGAAGTACTTAGGGGATAAGCCCGCTAAGATCTTAGTTACATATGATTCATATAGAATAGTAAAAGATATTCTAAAAAGTCTTGGAATATTTCAGAGTTTCTATACAGTAATAGATGAATTTCAAACTATCCTACATGATTCTAAATTTAAATCAGATACTGAATTAGAATTCTTAGATATTCTTAAGCAATCTCATAGTGCATTATTTGTATCAGCTACTCCTATGTTAGAGGAATATCTTAATATGTTAGATGAGTTTGATGGTTTACCTTATATTAATATGGATTGGGGTAAGGAGGATTCAACACGAATTATTAAACCAAATCTTAAGGTTTTATCTATGAAATCTACTGGATCTAAAGCAGAAGAGATCATAAAAACATATAAAGAGGGTAACTTTGAAAAATTTATCAAAATGGTTAATGGATATCCTAGGGAAATAATATCAGATGAAGCAGTGCTTTATGTAAACAGTGTGAATCATATTATATCTATCATCAAGAAATGTGATTTACAACCTGAAGAAGTAAATATCCTCTGTTCTAATACTCCTGAGAATCTAAAAAGAATACAAAAGAAATTAGGAAAGAAGTTTGTAATAGGGGAAGTTCCATTGAAAGGAGTAAAATCTAAAATGTTTACATTTTGTACAAGAACGGTTTACCTAGGCGCGGATTTCTATAGTTTATGTGCTAGATCTTTTATCTTTAGTGATAGTAATATAGATAGTCTAGCCGTAGATATCTCAGAAGACTTGCCTCAGATATTAGGACGTCAGAGATTGTTTGATAATCCTTGGAAAAATAATGCAATATTTTATTATAGACCTACATGTGACTATAGGAAGGTTAGTCAAGAGGAATTTGATAGAGAGATTGAGAGAAAGAAAAAAGCTACTAATGATTTACTACTGTCATATAGTTCAACTCCTGATGAGGCAAAATTAACGTTGGCTGAGAGATATCAAAAAATGGCAAAGTCATTTAATTATAAAGATGACTATGTAGCAGTAAATGAACACTCCAGGTCTACTCTAATTCCTGTTATTAATAACCTAGTTCTGGTAAATGAAATTAGAGCCTTCAGGATACAACAATATGACTATAAGGATAGATTTACAGTATTTAGTTCAGTACATAATACACTAGATACAAATGATCTAATAAATCGAGAGGTTTCTGAATTTTTAAGTATGTATCAAGAATTAAAAACATACTATGATAAAATAAAATTACTATGTGAATATAACTTATCTGAGCAGGGGGTTAGAATAATATTAGATCAGTTAGGAGGAGATGAGATAGCATCTCACTATATAGCATTGGGTCCTGATAGATTAAGGAAACTTTATTATAATAAAACTAACATTAAGAAGGAACTAGGTATAGTAACCTTCAGTAGGGAACTCTTAGTTAATACAGTTCTCTCCAAGTTTTCTATTGGAGATAGAATAGGTCAAGCAAGGATAAAAGAAATTCTTAAAAGTCTATATAATTCTATTGGATATTCTGCTATTCCAAAGGCTACTGATTTGGAAGAATTCTTTAATATAAAAAGAGCAAAAGTTAGTGAAGTTCTTTTAGATGGTACAAAAAAAAGAATAGATGCATTAGAGATAATAGGAGTTAAGCCAGAGTATCAAGGAATATATAATAACCTGAAAAAACAATAAAACAATATTTTATGAGGTAAGTGTTCGATCTTACCTGAGACATAATAATTCTCATTCGCCAGTAAAGGTGAGTGGGAATTTTATTTTGAATAAAATTAGTACAAGATATGATAATAAAACGTAAACTAATTTTTGATAGTCCTGAACAAAGAGAGTTTGGGATTCCTTGGAAAAAGTATGCGAAATATGGAATGAGGTCTGTTAAAGACCACGGGTTAAGAAAAGGAATAAGAAAACTTCGATTTAAGATTTCTGATGATATTGATAAATCAATTAAAGCAAATGAAAAGGCTCATAAGGCTCTTGATGAATATACTAATAATACTGAATTTCCCAAACGATCAGAAGTAATGGAAGCTTTAGGTCAAGAAGCAAAGAAAAGAGGAATAGTTGTAATAAAAGGTAAAAAAGAATATAAACAGATATTGAAAGGTGGAGAAAAAATAAAACGCTCTTCTTATGATAGAAGTGAACCTTGGGCAGTTCCTAAAGAATATATAAAAAAGAAAGATATAATTAAGTATACTAAATCTAATTTTCCAGAGGATAGAGAACTTGGAAAAGCATTATCTAAAGGAAAAGCTGTAATAAATCAAAAAGGAAGTCAGGCAGTACTTGCTCATGATATTGGACATATTATGAATCGAAGTAAGACAAAAACAGGGATTGTATCTAAAGTAAATGATGTAACAAAATCGATTTATCAAGATAGTAGAAATAAAAAGGGATTAGGAAATTATTTACTAACTTCTGCAACAGGAAAGATTTTATTAAAAGAAGAAAAGAATGCTACTAAAAATGCAATGAGTCTTTTAAAATCAGCTAATGCAACTCCAAATGAAATGATTGCAGCCAGAAAAGAATTAGGAGCAGATTTTGGAACATATATGCATGGTTATAAAGCAAGTAAGGGAAGAATATTAAAGGGAGTAGTAAAACCGAATAGAATAAAGAAGAAAAATAAAAAGAGACGTTAGGCCTCTTTTTCTTGAATTTTAGAAATTAAACTATTAATATATTTTTCAGCTAATTCTTTTGTCTTAAATTTATTATTGAAAGATCCAATAATATAATATTTCTCTGGATCTTCTAGATTTATATTATATAATAGTTTAAAAGTTTCTAAATCTTCTTTCTTAATATTTAATATTTTCATATCTTTAGGAACATCGTATTCTTCTTTAGATACTTGAATTAATGTAATAAACGAAATCCCTTGTTCAAAAACTTTAGCTGTAGTGAACATTTTAGATATCTGTTTATTAGGTTTTACAATTTTAATAATATCTTTTTTCATATTCTTATATATTTATCATTACATATATAAGGCTTTTAGTTTATTATATTCCGTTCTTTATTTATGATCGGAAAAGTAAAAAATCATATTCTCTAAAGGGGGGGGGTATGAAGTTTAATATTCCCCTTAAATAGTATATAAATAGTATGATAATAAAAAGAAAATTATTCTCTAAGAAATTAACAGCCGAAGAGAGAAAACAGAGAGCTGCAGATCAGATTGATAAAACTCGTAAAGGAGTATCTACTGCGCATGGAATTTTAGCTGGTGGTACTGTAGCTGGGGTAGGTCTTTTAGGTTCTGATATTGCCAGAAATGAAGCTATGTATAAAGTAACTAAACAAACTAATAAACATGTAGATAAAATTAGCGAAAATTATGGTAATAAACTAGATAAGATAAGAAATACTGGAGATAAAGTTCGAGAATTGGCTAAGAAGAGATTGAAGAAAACTGGAAATCCTATAAAAGATCTTGCTAATGAACTTGATATTGATAGAAAGGTTGATTATGTCGAAAATGTCTATAAAACAGGAGCTGGAGAAGAATATAATGCTAAAATCGAAACTCTTAAAAAAGCTTCTAATAGATTAAAGGATAGAATTTCAAAGAAAGCTTCAAAGAGAAATAAGAAGATCTTGGTAGGAGCAGCTTTATTAGGAACAGCGGCGGGATTAGCTTCAAACCATTCAATGAAGAAACGTGCAGAAAAACTTAGAGAGAATAAATTTTCTAAGGCTGATAATGATTTAGATGAAGAAACATATCTTGGGATGTCAGAAGAATTTGATGATTCTAAATTCTCTCGAAAGTCAGATAAATGGCTTAAAGAAAGAGCTAGATATAATGAAGGTTTGACTGATAGAGAGAAAAAGAATATAAAGAAGACTGCTGCTAAAGCGATGATAGGTTTAGGTGTGACAGGAGCTTCAATTGGATTAGCTAAGAAATTATCTTTAAAAAGAGGTTTAATAGGAGCTGGAATCGGTGCTGCTACAGGTGCCGGAATTGCTGCAGCTGCACATCTTCATCATAAATCAGAAGCAAGAAAGGCTCGTAAAGAATTAGAGCGTAGAGAAAAAGAAGATTAATTAATAAAAAAAAATGAGAGTTTAACGATTATGAATATTTTAACATCACAATTACCATCAGGAGGATATGGATATAAATTCCCAAGTGTTAAGGTTAGTCCTATGACATTCTTAGAGATAACGAGATATCTTGAGAATCTTCCTTCTGATGATCCACTAGAAAAATACTTATATGATATCAACTTACTTATCCAGGAAGATGAAACTATCCTAGATTGTTATTTAATGGATGTAGATTTCTTGATATTTTATAAAAAGCTTTGTACGGTTTCTGGAGAATTATCTTATGAAATTGAGGTAACATGTCCAGAATGTGGAAAGAAAATGAAAAAAACTATATCCTTCGAGAAAGATATACACTTTAAACAGATCGATCAAAAGATTATGAATGGTGCTTTTATTGAACTCGGTGGACATAGATACGAGACTATAATTCCGACAGTTAGAGAATTTATGAAGGTTTTTCAAACTTACCTTAGATATCGAACTGTAACTGATCTTAAGATGATTAAAACTATAGCACTGATTAAAGATTTTGATTATCAGGGAACACAGATTGAAAAAGATGTCCTTGGGGCTACTCACTCTGATGTTACACTTCTCTTAGCTTTACGTGACTTATATTATGATCGTCTTGAGCCAGTTCAATTGTTTTGTTCAGAATGTAATAAAGGTAAAAAACCGAAGGAAAGGAGGAGTGTGGCAGTAAGTGTAGAATCTCTTACTGTCGACTTCTTTCGAGACATCTGTAACAATTCCCCAATTGATGGATCTAAAATTTTATTTAAATAAATTTCTTAAGGCAGATGGAATAGAGAATTATACATTGAGTTCTCTTAAAGCTCTTAGGGAATGTTATGAGAATTTTCTTGATACTACTGAAGGAACTGATCCAGACTTCCCATTACTTAATTTTGGTGGTAAGAAGGGACAGAGGCTTAAGGGTATATCAGCAGCACAGCGCCAAGCCTACTATGAATCTGAAGCTGAGAGAAAAGAAATGATGGGTGAGGGAGGAATAATAAATGTAAACATTTTAGACTTATGATTATAAAACGTAAATTATTTAGTCAGAAAAAAAAGAATCTGATGACAAACTTAAGAGGGCCGCATCAATAGCCGGAGGAGCGGTAGTTACTAAAGAAGGATTGAATATACTAGATAATGTACATCAATCTGGAGAAGTATCTGGTAGGGTTAGATTATATCATGGAACTACTAAGAAAAATAAGAAGAAAATACTAGAAGAAGGTTTGAAAGGTGAAAAAGCTCTTACTAGTGATGCTATTACTAATTAAAGAATAGGTGATGTTGGTAAAAAGTTTGGGAAGAAGATAGTATATACTGGAAAAAAGAGAGCGCCAGCGATTGACATGATAGTATCTCACGCAATGAATGCTGAAACACCTTCTACGGTTAGGATGTCAATTCCCTACAAAGAGTATCAGAACATGAGGTCTAGGAGAGTATATGAGAATCCTGAATTTACTATCGCTCACAATGCAAAAACTAAAAAAGAGTTTGCTGAGGATATGAAGAATAATATATTTCATCCAATGACTAAGAGAGAAGCTAATAAATATTATGATAAGTTTTCTGGTGCTAAAGGAACTTCTGGAACAAGAATTTTTGAAGGTGATATTGAATCTAAATATATAAAAGGAGGAAAAGGTTATCAAAAAAATTCTATCAAAGAGGTTGGAAAATATATTAAAAAGAATCCTAAACGTTTTGCTAAGGGTCTTGGAAAAGCTTCTCTTGGTGCTGGATTAATTGCAGGAGGAGCGGCATTAGCTATCAAAGGTGGAAAAAAGAAAGATAATACTGAATAAATTAATCTATAATAAAAACTTCTATCTTCCTGTAAACGGGGGGGGGTATGAAGTTTAATAATTCCCCTATATAATATTTTATGATTATTAAGAGAAAATTATTTTCTAAAAAAGAAGATAATAAGAAATTAAAAGAAGGAGTAGGATTATCTTCTATTATAGGAGGTGGATATTTAATTTCTAAATCAAATAATAAAGGAGATTTAACAGGAAGGCATAAATTCTATCATTCAACTGAAAAGAAGAATGTTAAATCTATTTTAGAAAGTGGTCTTAAAGGTTCTAAAGCATTAGAGGATGGAAACTTTACAAATTCATTTCTTCATGGTGCCGGAAAAGATGATGGAAGGGAGTTAGTATATTTAGCAAAAAATAAAAAATCAGCTAGGAATGTTTCGGATGCTAGGATTGAAGCTGGTAGAGGAAAATCAAAGACTCTAAAAGTAGAAATACCACATGAAGACTATAAAAAAATGAAAATAGCTAATGGAAATCCAGAACTAGAAGGAGCCAAAACATATAAAGAATTTCTAAATAATAGAAGTTATAGAGAGGATAATAAATATAATAGATCTCTTTGGAAAGATTTAGGAGGAGATAGGAATTCTAACACTAGAATGATTGAAGGAAATATAGATTCTAAACATATCGTTGGTGGGAAAGGATATAAAAAATTAAGTACTAAAGAGTTAAGAGGTTATATCAAGAAAAATCCCAAAAAATTTTTAAGAGGGGCTGGAAAATTATCTTTAGGTGTCTCCGGAGTTTATATAGGAGGAAAATTACTTCGGAATAATGCAGAAAATTCTAAATCTAACAGTATCGATAATTCAGAAAAAATTTTAGTAAGTGCTGGAGCAATTGGATCTGGAATTAAAACTGCTAGGACTGAATTAAAGAAAGTTAAACAAAATGATGTTATTGGTAGATCTAAAATTGACCAATTTTCTTCTGGATCTTTCAGAAAAAAAGCAAAAATCGTAAAAGATCTTGTTAAAAAGAAGGAGTAAGTAACTTTGATGATATTTATAAGAGAGCGGGAGAAGCTGTAGAAAATGATATTAATATTGAAAGAAAAGCACAAGAGAAAGGAATGAATATATTAAAAAAAGCAAAGAAATTAGGAAAACAGAAATCTATAGCAAAAGGAGCTTTAGTAACTTCTTCCTTATTAGGTGCTTATGCTGGATATAGAAAATATAGAAAAGATAGGGAGGAATAATTATGAGAGTATTAAGACAAAAAGTATTTTCTTTACTAACTGAACGAATTAGAGAAGAATACTTAATAAAACCTGGAGATTTCGATAAATTTCCAAAAATCGTTCAAAATTATTACTTACAGGGAATTAATAAGGATTTTTATGATTTAATTAATCTCCAAGGATGTCATGGATTTAATCCATTTCCAACTCCAATATTAGATAAAAAACCTAATAAAGATGGATATATTCCTTTATTTGCAGAAAATCAAGATTATGCTGACTTAGATAATCCTACAGTTTACTATAAAGATGGAGTATTATTCAAGAAGACTGGGATATTTTTCAAAAAGATAGTTCCTATGAGTGACTTGAAATTTAAGAGTTTTCTTCTCAATAGTATGATTAATGAAGATGATTTAGGTCAGGAGTGGAAACAACATCCTAATGGAAATAGGATAATAGCTCTTGAAGAAAAGATGGAGAGGAAAATTAATAGATTATAGAAAATTAATCCTCCTTAAAAACATACAATCCTGGGAAAGTTTGGGATATAACTGCCCAGGAACTAAATTAAAAATAAAGAGCTATGATTATACTATTGAAAAATAAATCATTAACAGGGAGAGAAAAATCTATAGTAGAACAGAAAGAATTTAGCTTGCCAAGTAGTATAATGAAATCTATAAGAAATTTTATTGCTCCTATTAATAAAAGAGATGGATCTAATAAAATAAAGAATCCATTAGTATTGTACGCTAGAGATCAGAAAGCTAGAAGAATTAGAGCAAATAGAAAACTAGGAATTGATTTAAAAACAAATGTTCCCAAGAATCCTAAGTTAAATCAGAGTCTAACAAAAGAGATAACAAAGGATGGAGAAAATTGGGTATTGGATAATAATGGCTGGTATAAATTTCAAAATAACGTTGCGAGAGAATCAGCTGCTCCAGTAAATAGAGTTACATTAGGGATAAATAATCTTAAATATACAAAAATTTCTCCAAAAGACTGTATAGATCTTTCAGAATCAAAAGCACTACTAGCTGCTAAAACAAAGAAAAATATAATAAACCTTGAAGGAAGTTTGTTAGATTCTACAACTCCTATGTCTCATGAATATGGACATATATTAAATTCTAAAAATCCAAGAACTAGAAAGGTAGGGATGAGAATTAGAAGATTACAGAATCAAGAAAACAAAACGACCTCTAATAGATTCTTTGGAAAAGCAAAATCTACATGGAATATTGCTAGATTAAATAACTCTATTGTTTCTGAAGAGAAGAATGCTTGGAAGAACGGAATAAATGCATTGAAAAGAAATGGTGCTACTTCAGAAGATCTAAAGTATACTAATAAATATAAAAATGCAGCTTTAGATACATATAAGAGTAGTAGAAATTTAAAAATTGTATCGAAAGTATATGACATGTTTAAATCAAAAAATTCGGTTAATCCAATAGAATCATTAATGAAAGATAGAAAATATAAATGGAATGCAGTAGATCTAGGGTCTAATTTGTAAAAAAAATAAAAAGTAGAAATCTTTGTTAATCTCTACTTTTTACAAATCATACTTACTTAAATAATCCTTTATTATTTTTAGATCCCCATTATCAAATTCAATTATATTATTAGGTATATCGAATTGCCATTCTCCTGGCGCAGTATAAACGTAATTACACTCTTTACCATCATCTTCTATAATTTGAATATCTGAGGTATTACCTTTATACTCTACCATTGGTCTAAGTCTAATTATTCTTTTATCACTACTAATAGGATTTTTAGTAAATATGAATAGTTCTACTGATTTAGGTTTATCTTCTTCATCCCTAAATGTTAATTCAGCGTCTTCGGTAAATTCAAATTGACATGAAGACACATCTAATTCACTTTTTTTAATAAATCTTATTCCTATTTTCATATTTCTTTGGTTTTATATTACATATATAAGGCTTTGAAGTTATATGAAGATTAAAGAGAGATAAAAAAATAAGGAGGCTATATTATGTTTGGATTTATCAGAAGATATGTAAAGAGAAAGAAGTTTAGGTCTAAGGTAGAAGTAGAACTACATGATATATTAAGAAACTTTTTTGATTTTAACGGAAATATATATATATTTATTTAGATGAGTATAGTACGGAGAGATTATTGGATTGTGTAGAAGGTCTAAAAAGTCTTCATAACAAGTATTTAGGGAAAGATATCCAATTTTTTCATAATTGCGAAGATATTCAATATATCTTATATTCTAATATTGATCAATTAAGTAATATTATAGAAACCGATTTGGAGTCTCGAGAGTATTTATATAATTTTCTGAAAGATTATATATCTAAAAGAGTTTCTCTTAATGAATTAGATCTAAGTAGGGAATATAATAAAGAATTTTTTAATATTTTCTCAACTATCGTAAATATAATAGATGATGGCGGTATAGGTATTAATTATAAAAATTTTATTAATTCTTATCTATATTCATCTAGTATATTATTTAATGAAATGAATGATATATTGAATGAGTATATAAAATTATATCCACTAAGTAATAAGGATATAGTTCGGGAAAAAGTGACTGTACATGAACCAAAAATGATAAAAGTTTCGGGTGATTATATACCAACAAGTGAATTCGTAGATTATTCAGTATTATATGTAAAAACTCCAAAAGATAGATATGAATTATTATCTCCTTATTCTTTAGAGGATGAAAAATATTATATCAATGAGTTTCGCAAAGAAGATGATACTAAGAAAGATTTTAACTTGGATAATATACTTTCTATAGAACACTTTATAAGAAACTATATAAAACAAAAATAAACAATGGCTGCAGAAGATATAGAAAATAAAGTAAGAAAAATGTCTTCCCAGAAACCAGAGGATGGGAAAGACTTACAACAACTCCAAGAAGCACAAAACCAGATTGTTCAGATAAATGCAGAACGTCAGGGAAACTTACAAACAGCTAGACTCGAAAATAATGCTGATGCGGCTAATAATGAAACTATGAGTCAAGCTGTAGAGATGGCTGCACTTGGAGGATTAGGTGGAGCAGCAGTACAACAACAAGTACAGGCAATGAATCCACAAACTCAGGCTGTCTTAGGAAAATATGGACTTGGACAACCTAAAGTACAGCGAACATCTTCAAGGAGTGTACAAGTAACTCCACAGAAGATAACAATAAATAATAACACTACGAACACAACGACTAATAACGTTGCTGTTCCCGCTGCTAATATTGGTGGTCCTGTCCAAGGGAGAACATTAGCAGTAAAACAAAATCCAGATGAAGGACAGGCTCGATTTAAAACTTGGATATCTAATGCCTTTGCTAAACAGAATCAACAAGCAGCGGCCAGAGAAAAAGAATATCAACGTCGTGAGTGGTCCTTGACAAGAAGTACTAATAAATTAATGAAACACTTATCTGACTTAGGAAAGAGTGTTTCAGAGAGATTAGACCCTAGGAAATTAGCATCTTCGGTAGGTGGACAATTTAAAACTATTCTCTTCCTCTTTGGTACTATGTTCTTAGCAAAAAATTGGAAAAGAATTATTAAATTTGCTGCTAATGTAGAGACTTTCTTTTTTGGAGAACCTGATCCAAATGATCCCAAAGCTCCAAGAGGCAGATCTGGATTTTCTAAAATGTTAATTAGTTTATTTGGAGGAGATCCTAATAGCAATAAATCTACTATACTAGGTTCATTAAAAGACTTGCTTTATACAGGTGATGAAAAGCGTCCTGGAGCATTCGACTACTTATTTTTAAAGATAAAGAATTATTTTTCAGAAGGTGCAGAGGCGATAAAAAATTTAGAGTTGCCAAAAATAGATACAGATGATCTTTTAGGTTCTTTAAAAAATATAGTTGGATATTTTGGAAACGTTATATCTACGCTATTTACTGGAGCAGATGGATTAAAAAAAGGAATTGATAATCAGATAAAAGAGGTTTCTAAAAATTCTAAATATGGATTAACTAGTGATGGTAAGAAAGATTTATCGTGGATAGATGATCGTGCGGATGTTAATGAAAAATTATCAAATTTTTATACACAACATTTTAGAGAATCTTATGGAAATTTAAAAGGTTATGAAGACTTAATAGATTCTAAAGGTAGGTTAACTGATATTGCTAGAGGAGATATAATTCATACAAGGGATAAAGATGCTAATAATTATGTAAGATATTCAGATGTTACTGAATCAGGAGAATTGACTGGTACTGTAGGTTCTACATTTAGAGCTTCTAATGCTGTATCAAGTATGTTAGGTGATAAAAAAACTGTCAATACTGTTGGAGTTACTAGTTTACTCGGAGATATTGAAAAGGCAGTAGATAAAAATGAAGAATCAGGAGATAAGAAGGGTATAGCTATCGAATCTTCAGAATTTTTAACAAGAACAGGACTAACTTTAGATGATATTGATGAATTGAAAAAACGTGGAGATATCACTGAAGGTAGTTTTAAATATGTTTTAGAACCAAAAACTTTAGAGGAATTAGCTTTTGAGTATAAAAATCAACCCCCAGGACCAGAAGAGGCTGCATTAAAAGCTGGATTACAAACTCATTTAGAAAATGTTACTGGTATAGGGGATTTAAAGAAATGGGGTTTTAGATTGGCAGGGTTAGCTGGAGGTATTGCACTTTGTTTTGTTCCAGGAGGACAAGCATTAGCAATTCCTTTGATAGCTGGTGGATTAACTGCTGGTGAGTTAACTGCGCAGGCATCTCAATCACCATGGGTTAGAGGTGGATTAGCTGCTTTAAATACAAAAAAAGCAAGAGTACTTCCTAGATATACTATGAGATTAGTTGATGTAAATGACCCTAGACCAGGAGTAGATTTAGGTCGTATGGGAGATATGTCAACAATTACTGTACCTAAAAATCAGAAAGATGCTACTATAGTTAATGGTTATAGAATTAAAAAAGGGGTAATAAATAGGATTAAAGACAGAATTGGTGGTTTTAAAACGAAAGATAAAGATGGAAATGTATCTTATAAATCATTTGATATAACTGATTCTGAAATAAGAACTAATATGGATAAGCATGTTAGAGGCATACAAACAGCTCTTCATGGAAAAGTGGCTGAAAATGTAGATTATGATTTGAATAATTACAAAGGCATCCAAAATGTACTGGATCTTAAAGCCAAAAATCGTGCTTATGAACAAGAAGTATGGAATAATTCTCCTATGAAAAAAAGTGGCGAATATATAGGTGATGCAGTAGATGGTGTGAAAGGGTATATTACAGGAAATAGACCACCTGAAAAGATAACTGATGAGGTGAGAAAGGCTAGAATACTAAAAGCCATGGATTTTGCTATGAAGGAACTTGGGATGACTAAAGAACAAGCTGCCGGGTTAGTTGGTAATTTTTTAAGAGAGTCTCAATTAGTTACTACTGCTAAGAATCCAGACTCTCCAGCAACTGGAATAGCTCAGTGGTTAGGAGTTAGAAGAAGAGCTTTTGAACATGGTAAACTTAGTGAGAAAGAAAAAAAAGCTGGATGGAAACATTATGATGGACCAGGTTCAGGTAAATCTTTGGGAGATGCATCCTTTGAAGAACAACTTCAATTTGTTAAGTGGGAAATGGAAAATATTCCGGCTTATAGAGAAGGTTTGAAGAAAATAAAAGCTTCAAAAGATCATCTTGAAGCAGCTCGAAATGTTTTTGGATATTATGAATTTTCAGCAGGTCCAGAAAAATCAGCTCAACATATGGAAGATAAAGGGCAAGATGGTTGGGGATCCTTGAAAAAAGGAGAAAATTTTGCAGGAGATGCTTTATTAACTTACAACTCTTTTAAAGGTGATACTCTAGAAAATACCAATACTAATTCCACAAATTCTGAAGAGTCTATTTATATGGCTGATGCTTCATCTACAACTCCAGATAATTATGTAGAACAGAGAACAGATAAAGGATCTAGTATATCTACTTATGATTGGAGTACTGCAGGTGTTAATTCTTTTGGAAGTGATTCTGGATTGATAATGGCTCAGAGTAGTATTTTAGCTCCAGAAAAAGTTACACCAACTACACCAACTTCAGAAAAATCTATTCCAGGTAATACTTCAGAATCTGCTGGACGAGAATTAATAGCTGATGCAGAAAAAGATAAGACGGAAGATCTTTATACAAAAGTTTCTGATATTAATGAAAATATAAAACTTCTTTCAAAAACATCTATAGCACAAGCAGAAGCAATTAATAATGTTTCTACAGCCATAGCATCTCTTAAGTTTGGAGGAAATATAAATATGGGTGGTGGAGATGGAAGAACTAAAGTACAGAGTATTACTACTCCCCCTTATAGAGGATAAATTATTTAAACAATCATAATTATGGCTGGTATTACTGATGAAGAACTAGATAGGGAACTAGCAAGATGTGGATTTAACCCTAAGGATGATAATAGTGGGGCAGTTGTTTCTAGACATCATGCATTTTATTATGATAGACAAATAGATAAAGTTCTTACTCATATAACTCTTCATGCTAATTCTTATTTAGATGGAAAAGGGGAATGGCAAAAAATGGGTTCATCCTATTCTTTAGATGAAGAAGGTTATAATACAGTACCTCTTTATAAAGGAATTCTAAATGAAGATTTTATTGTTCAAGCTGGTAATTCCTGGACTGATTTTGGAGATGATCCTATAGGTGGTATGTGGAATAATCTAAAACCTTATGCTCCATATGCGAAAGAACTTACGAAAACAGCTGAATCAATGTTGAGAGATACAACTGGAGACAGTACTGTTGAAAAACTAGCAAAAAAAGTATTATCTGGTATAGCTACTGCAACTGGTACAGCATCTAAACTCCTTAATAGATCTCTTGTAACTCAGGGGTGTAGATTTTCTTACTATTCTGGAACTAGTACTAGTTTTGGAAATTTAGCTATGAAATTTACAGTACTTCCTGATTATTCTGGTGGAGTATTTAAAACGGTTTCAGAACAGCTTCAAGAGTTATATCCATATATAATGGGTAAATATACTCAAGGAGTTGTTGATGAAAATGGAACAGTACTAGGATCAAAAATTGAATCTAATAAAGAAGGCGTTAATACTGGAATTACTGGAGAAGATGGAAAATTGCTTAATACATTTTTTAGTTGGCAAATGCCTCCTGCTGGATATGAGCCGGATCTTTTAAATATGGATACTATCTTAACTGGTACACTCAAGCTAAAATTTGGGGCTTTTTATGCACTAAATTCTCTTGTATGTACTAATGCTCAATTTAGTTTTTCAAAGCAAGTAGTAAAATATTGGGATGCATCAAAGAAAATGAATACTTTAAGTCCATTATACTGTGATGTTATTCTTAATTTCCAACCATCTACTAAATACTCTGATATATCACTTCAGAAATTTATTAGTGGACAGTCTACAAAAGATTTTATTACTGCTGCGAAAAATAATATGAGAGATGGTCTGAAAAGAGAAAAAGATAAAATAGATAACTTATTAAAATAATAATATGCCATTAAATACAGCAGAAAAACCGGGAAAAATAAAAACTCCTAATCCTCCATCATTAGGAAGTATGGTTAAATCATCTCCTTCTGCCCCAAGAATTGAAGTTCCACAACAAAAACATTATGGAGAAGGAATGAGTAGTGGAACCAAAGTTAGTGGATTTTACTATGATACTAATCGTGGTAATGATTTAATGTCAGTTTCTCTTCATTATAACTCCGTTCTTTATGATGATGGATCTTGGGGTGAATATCACGGTGCAAAAGACGATGATGGGTATTCTTATGAACCATTATGTAGAGCTATTATGTCTGAAGATTATCAAGCTGCTATTTCTAATTCTTGGTCTGAATTTGGAGATGAAAAGATTAATGATGTATTTAATCAATTTAAACCTTATGCACCATATCTATCATTTTTCTCTAAAGAACTTGAAAAAATGAATAGTGCAGAAGAGGAAATGAAGACTGGATCAGAAGAGGATAGGATGGCTATATTTAGTACTATTGGACAAATATTTGATAAAACAACTGATGTTCTAGAAAAATTAGCAAAAGCAGGAACTGATTATTTAAATAGAGCTTTAGTAACTAAGACTGGAAGATTTTCTTACTATTCTGGTACTGGAGTTGGATTTGGTAATCTAACGATAAAATTTACTATATTTTCTGATTATGTAGATGGGAAATTCAAATCTGTATATGATCAGATTATGGAATTATATCCATATTGTTTTGGAAAATTAGTTAAGTTTTTAAATGATAGTGGAGAGCCAGCAAGTAAAGATGATACTGAAGTAGCGTTGATAAAAGAATTAGTTGATAGATATTTTGGTTGGCAGATCCCTCCTGGTGGATTTAAAGCTGAGTTGGATAATATAGATAAAATACAATTTGGAACTCTTAAACTTAAATTCGGCTCACTTTATGCTATTGATAATCTTGTTTGTGAGAGTGCTACTTTCCAAATGTCTAAACAAATGATGAAGAGATGGGATACTGGATCTAAAGAAAATGATCTATGTCCTTTATCTTGTGATATTACAATGACTTTCAAACCAGCATCTAAATTTACTGATGTTAGACTTAAGAGATTAATAGGAGGAGATGCTACACAAAAAGAAAGACAAGCGATGGAGTTAATATTACAAGATAATATAAATAAAAAAATAGAAGAAAATAAAAAATTATTAGGAGGATAAAATGTATACTAAAAAAGATGAGATAATTAGCAATAAGGAAAATCTTTCAAACTATATAGATGGAATAGATGTATATAACTCTAGTATATTAGTATACTTAAATAATCCAATTATAGAAAGAGAATCTTATGAAATAACAGCATATGAATATAGACCAGATCTTATTGCAGAGGATTATTATGGTTCTACTTCATATGCTGGCCTCCTAATGTTACAGGCTGCTAGAGGGCTTGAAACTTATAAAAGAGGCGCAATTTTAAAATTAATTCCAAAAAGAGTATTAGATAACATATTAGGAAGTTTATGAAATATATTAATTCTTATAAGGTTTCTATTAATTTCACTCCATGGTTTGACTCTGGGTATAAATTTGATAATATCCATATGTACGAAGAACTTGGCGGAAAAATAGCTAGTGGGGAAATTAGTATGTCACATGACGGTTCTGGGGAAGCTCTTAAATTAATTACAGATCAATATACTGGACAGATAACTTTGGAGAAGGAAGGTGGAAATATTTATATTATTGATGTTTTCATAATTAATAAAAAATATTTTAAAAACTTTTTAACTCTAAACTTTATCTGTATAAAAGATAAGAAATTTTATACAGAACTTATACAAGCTGAGTGGGATGATATCACTTCAGCTATTGAATCTTTATATCCAGGAAAAAAGGATATAAGATGTAAATGTGATATTAATAATAAACTTACAATTTTTCAAAACTCAGAAACAAATCAATCATTATGTTCTAAATTATCATATGGATTTAAGAAAAAGTCTATATTTGCTTATGGATGGGAAGGGTATTTAATGAAGGAGATTATAGGTATTGATCATGGAGGAAATCAAGAACCATATTATAGTATAGAGGGTTCTTCTGAATTCTTACAATTAGATTCTTATAACCTAAATTATAATCCTTTAATTTATTATACTCCAACTAATCCATGGGAACCGGTTAAAGGAGATGAGAATAATGGGGAGCAAGCAAATAATAGTACAGATGATTATACAGATCTTCAACCTAAAAATTCTAGAACTCTCCAATTTTATGAAGATTATACAATTGTTGGAAAAGATTTTGAACAACTTATGCATAACTATTGGAGAAACTTAGGATATATGAATTCTGATTTCTTCACTGCATTTAGAATAAAAGATTTTGATATGCCTAAATATAAACTTGGTGATATCTTGAAGTATAAACGTGGTGAGCAAAAAACAGAATTACCATTTAAATTATTCTTAGTTCGATCTAATGAATTATTTATGGCTATTGAAGATTCCAGTTCTGTAGGCCCTGATGGAGAGAGTTTTTCTTGGACTTCATTGTTATCAGGTGTAGAGGAAAAAGAAGAAATATTACCAATTGTAGATCCAACAAATTAAATAGAAAAATATGAAAGAAGCAGATTTATACTATACTGGAACAATTGTAGAAGTTTTAGATAAAGTATTGTATGAAATAAAGGTGGATATCCCAGGAATAAAATCGGGAGTTAAGGCATTTCCATTTAGAGGAGAAGTAGATGAGCCAAGAGTAGGTGATTTCGTATTTCTTAAGTGTCTTGATCCAGTATTTCAGAGTTATTACTTATATCAAAAAATAAAAGAAAATGATTATATAGGTTTTAGAAGTAATGGAAAAATGGTAGATATTACACCTGATTATATAAGGGTTGCTATTTTTGATCCAGGAACTGAGTATAATGATCCAAATAATAATCCTAGACCTGAACCAACCGATTGGGTGACTATAGATAAAGATGGAAACATGGATATTAATATGAGATCTAATGTAACTATCAATATAGGAAAAAATTGTGATGTTACTATAAATGGGAAAACAAATGTAGAATTAGTTGGATCTGCAGTAGTTAAAGGATCTGATATTACACTTAAAGGTCCTGGAACATTAACAGTAAAGGGTAAAGTAGTAGCGGGAGGACATACAGCTCTCGGACCTTTTGTATTATCACCTACTTTCTTAACTCCAGGATCTCCTATACCTACATCAGATACTATATTATTAGAGAGTTGATATATTATGAAAAATTTATTAAGTGCATTGTCTGCTAAAGCAGCTCAATCAATATCATTAAAGAAATATCAAGATTCTCTTCCTGAGTTTAAGGATGAATCTAATGAAATAAAAGATCCTGAAGCAAAAAAGAAATATAAAGAAACTCTAGATAATGCTAAGGAGGATATGAAGAAAAGAGGAGAGGAAATGTTGGATAAAGCTAATGAAAAACTTGGTCAGATGTATAATCAAATGATAGAAGATTTCAATGAGCTTGGACAAGATTTAGGTCATCTTTCAGTAGGAACAGCTCAATTTGCTGCGAGAATTGCAATGGTTCCTCCAGCATTGATTTCTGTAACTCCTATGGGTCCTGGCGTTTCTGCTCAATTAGCTCCTCCATTACTTCAACAACTTAAAGCTGAAGGAGATAATCTTAGTGCAGTTTATGATAGAGTTGATGCTAAGGTAAGTAAACTAGGATTAAAATCTCTTATGGGAACTATACCGGTCGTTGGATCTGTAATGAGTATTGTAGAAACTACACAGGCAGTTGCTAAACCATTAATTGCACTAGTTGGAGCTAATGTTGGTGATATCATTGATGATCTTCCTATTCCTGAAATAGAAATACCAATACCTATTCCTGACTTAAGTGCAGCAAATTGTTCTGCTTTTTCTCCAAAAGATTTAGATCTTACGAATATATCAGCATCTAACTGTAGTAAATTTGTAGCTCTCAATGATGATGATCCTACAGTTAAATGTAATAATTGTAAAAATTATAAATCAAGATTATGAATTACCTACTTTCAACAGGTCAAATAACAAATCAAGTGGAGTATTATATTATAGATCTTTTCAAACTCTACTTAAATATCTGGCCAAAGGATATTCCAGGAGCATCTAAAATTGGATTTAACTTTATTTTTACTAATACCAAGAAAAAAGATTTAGCATCTGAAATTACTGGTAGGGTAGAACAGTTAATAACAAAAATAAAAGAGAAATTTACAAAAACACTTGATATAAAAATTGTTTCACTCGACTTAATAGATGAAACAAAAGTAAAACTAGTAATAAGTGTTAATCAGGTAGAGTCTGATGATATACTAGTTGATATAAATGAAACAACAGGATAATTATTATGAAATCATTACAAGATTATATAGATATTTATAGAGGAATAGCTAATAAACTTAATATTACCGGAGATTCTGTAGAGATTTTATCTCAGATGTTAGCTAATGCATCTTTTATTAGTGAAGTAGAAAACATAGCCTATGCACAAGAAGCATCTCTTGAGAAATCTACACTTATCAATTCAAAGATTCAACATTGTGTAGATGATATGTATTCGGTGTTTCGTGGTAGTTGTCCTCGCGTAATTCTTAATATAAAACCCACTAAGTATTTAAGTTTTAATATCTATGATGAAATTATAAGTTCTAATAGTTTTAAGGCTTATTACTTAGGGTATTATGATAAAAATTATACACGGCCGGGAGGTTATGGAAATGATAAAGATATAGCTGGAGACGAAGGTTTTGTATATTCTCCAATTACAATGTCTCCGGCCGTGAATGATACTGATACTTATACTATTATATGTCTAATTGCAAAAGAAACTGTTTCTAGAAAGTGGGTCTTAAATCAAAACAATACTTATTATGTTAATTGTCTAGAAAATGATCTCTCTGATGATTTTTGGGTTAAAGTTAATGATAATTTCTTCTCAACAACTAGATTATTTTCAGGACATATATTAGATGGTAGTATTTTTGATCTTACTCTCCCTGGATTTGGTTCTAGACTTTATGTAGCAGATATCTTTAGAACAGTGATGGAAAGAGAAGAAACACAGACTCCAGCAAATACAGTAGTAGAAGCTCTTTATTATAAATTTTCAACACTCTTGGGGTATAATACTTCAGAATTAAAAAAGCTTAATATTCGTGGAGCTGAGATGGTAGAATTTGATCCTTCTTGGTTGAGTGGACGAAATTATGAAATCTTAGGAACTGGTCTTGCTAGTATGTCTGAAGTTGATAGAGATAACTTAATTACTATCCATTACAAAGCTAATCGTGATAGATATGTGAATTCAATTTTACGTAGTAATTCTGATATTGGTACTGTACTTGAAGAGACTTATCCAAATAAAATCATTTCAGGTGGAACAACTTATAGATTTAGTAGTTCAGCACAAAGTAATTCTATCACTATCTACTATGTTCCATACTCTAATTCTACAATTTTAACAGAAGATGAAAAAACTAATTTTATTGAAACTAAAGGAGCTTACTATATAACTGATAAAATTACTATAGAAAGAGGATCTCAATATACAGCTATTTTTAACTTAGATGTAGAGATATATCAAAATAGTAGTATAGATTCAGAAGTTGGTGATATCTTGGATAATTATAGTAATAAGTTCAATATTAAATTTCCAGAGTTAACAGAAGAAATAAAATCTCTTATAAGTAAAATATCTAACGTAAAGAGAATAATTGACATGGAAATAACTTATACTAATGAAGATGGTTCTGTAGTTTCTCCTGAGATTGTATATGGAGAAGGGAATGTTGTATATTTCTCAATTAACTACATTATTAATTCAGTTATAGAATCATGAAAATATATATACCTAAACACTTAAGAAATATAGAAATCATAGATCAGCTTTATAGAATGATTGAAGATTACGAGGAACAATATTCTTCAGTAGTTTCAACTCAACAAGGTTCATTTGATGATTATTATATTTATTCTGGAAGTGATCCGGTGAAAAATTTCTTGAGATTATGTATTCCAAAATCAAGTCTCCCAGATAATCAAGATTACGAAGAGGTTATAAACTATCTTAGTAAATTATTTTATAGTGTAAAAGGAACTATTCAAGTATTTAATTATATGATACAGTATCTTCCTTTAGATTTCGATGGAGAGATTATATATGACTCAGGAGAAATAACAGTAAACTTTGAGAACTTAAGTGTAGAAAATGAAAGCTTATTTTACGAACTTCTTAAGAAATTTTTAGATGCACTTATATATTATACCAGACTTAATACTAATATAGGTTCTGGAAGTATAGATCTAACTATTCAAAGTAAGTTTCAGAATTATATTGGAGCAAACTTAAGAAGCTATAACAAAATGACAGTAACGCCCTATGAAATTGATTATCAATAATAACAATTTTACGGATATCGGAACAGTAGTGTTTTACAGTCAAGATGACCTAGATAACCGTGAATACAGTAAAGTTCAGTACAGATCTAACAGTTCTTTACTTTACAATAGAGACTTTAGTGAGTATGACTTTTCGTATAACATCACTAAAGATAAGTTTAATGATAAATTTTTAGTAAATTATCTAGGAGAAAAAACCCTGAAAGAAATCGGAGAAACATCAAATTCCCTAGAAAAAATAGAATCAATAATATTCCCAACATCCTCTAGAGAAAATTTAACAGAGGAAAATGATAGATATTTCGGAACTACTATAATATCCAATCAGGTATTCGCTCTTTTTAAAGCCGCCGCTGGAATTAAACGTCTGGAGTTATATGAGGGAATAATCGATAAAAATAATAACAACTCTAGAGGTAGTGACTTTATAGATACTGATTCAATGGCCGCCGCTGGAATTAAACCTACTTCTATTCCTAACTTTATATTAATTTTAGGACAATCAGACGAGACTACAAGCGGCGAGGATTTAGTAAGCGAGAAAGAACTCCTTGATGAAGTTACTGGAGAGAAGATGATTTGGATGCTAATTTCTAATAACTCTGAGGTGGAGAGTGTAAATCTATCTTATAAATCATGGGTAGATAGTACAAATCCTAACAGAAATATGAATAAGTATCTTCTTAGAAATGATGAATACTGGTCTACAATAGATTCAGTTGGGATAATAGAGACTGTTGAAGATGTTCCAGAGATTCTAATTGATGCGAATTCTAGTACTCTCTTAGGAAATGAGAAAATAGAAGATAATAGATTATTAATTCTAGGAAATAAACGAGGATTAATTGAGATGTATAAAGGAGCCGGAGATTATCCTAAGTACTTTCCTTTTACTACGTATAAAATTGGAGATAAAGTAATTCTAGGTGGAAAAGTTTGGGAATCAGTATCAGATAATAACTTTAATAATAATCCGGCGCTCTCATCTAAGTGGATTCTTTCAGAGTTTCTAAATATAAATAAACCAATTAGAATAGTTGTATCAGTAACCCCAGAAATCGGAGGAACTTGCAACCCTATTGGAATAATATCTATCCCTTCTGTCAAAACTCCTATTGATTTTAAAATATATCCTAATCCTGGATATGTTTTGAATGAAGATATACCATGTCTACTTGATGTGAAAGATTTAATTCCATTTCCGCCAAGTAATAATTTTAATTATAATATTCCAAATAACCTAATAACAGTAACTAATTGGGAAGAGGTTCTAAAAACGAATCATCTAATCTTCAACCTAAAATATACAGGATCTTATATAATCTTGAAAGCTATGATATCTGGAGAAAGTGATGTATATGATTATGGTGAATGGAAAAGAAAATTTGGAGAAAATAACTTTATAGTATCTGAATTAATTATAGGTGATGAAACTAAATATGATCCTTATATACAAGAAGATGGTAAAGTAGATGTCCTAATTAATCAGAGAGCAGAAATTAGAATACCAGAACTTTCAGGGTATATTATTTCAAGAGTCTTAGCAAAATATGAAAATGGAGATCCAGATGCACCAGAAATATATTATCCGGAACAAATCAATACCGTTAATAGTATTGTGATTCCTGAAGTTAATTTCTCGGCTGCTACTCTTACATTAGAACTTAGTAGTAAACGAGTAACTATTAGTATTATAGAGTTCTCTGGGTTTGAAGTATCTAATAATTCATTAAAGATAAATTCTGGAGGTAATGCTGTATTTAAGTTTATTTCTGAAGATTATCCAAATAGTAACTTGGAAAAAGTTATTATAGAAGACTCTCAAGGAAATTCATTAACTATTAATAAATTTACAGCAAATGGAAGTATTCAGAGTTTCGGTCCATCTCAGGTATCACTCAGGTCTGCAAATATAAATACTCCAGAAGAAGGAGAATATACCTTGAAGTTAATGAATATATATTATAATACAACCATAAAACTTATAAAGAGATAATATGATACTAAATAATACACACGTTCAAGGACTGTTTTTGTATTCAGAAGAAACTGAATATGAGAAAGGGGATTTTGTTGTCTATGGAAATACTATCTATATCTGTACAGCTAAAAATCCAACTAATAAAACAAATAATACTGTTTCTGGTGTTATTCCTGAAGAGAGTTCTGATAATTATTCACCATATTTAGGAGATAAATTAAATAACATAGAAGAGTATTTTAATTATATAAATCATTCAGAAGAAGAACAAGGCAAAGAAGATAAATTAATTACTGCACATCTTCTATCTCAAATTTTATCCACATACATGATAGGATTTGATGAAAAAGGTATAATTTCTGAATATGTTTATCTTAATTCTGGAGATGATTCATTATCTATTTCTTCTGAGTTATCTGATTTTCTGAACGGAACTGGAATTGACTCTAAAAATATCTTATCAATGATCTTAATCTCTCCAGAAATTAATAATGCTGTATTTAAGATATCGAGAAATCTTCCAGAAATAAGTGAGGTTATATTTAATGATGCTTCTGATATTTATCCAGAAGACGCTAATTATGTAATTCTACGACAATACACTTATACTAATGAACCTAACTCAGATTCTATTTATAGACTTCAAGAATTAATAGATCCTATGGGTTCAGTTGTTAGATATAGATACGGAAAAGGTTATAATAATGGAGATCAGAATACTTTTGATAGCGTTACTTCTTGGTTACCTAGTAGTATTGATAAAGATTGGATGGAAAATATAAAAAAACTTGAAAAACTTTACCTAGATAAAATCGAAGAATTAAATAACTTAGAAAAATCATTAGTAAATAATTTCCGTTTTAAAGAATATCCAATTCCAGAAACAGCTAATGTAATAGAATTTCAATGTACTGATAATACAAAAGATAACTACCTTCCTGTATCTGGATTTGATAAGGAGTCATTTATTCTTACAGTAATTACACAGGAAAATAATACAAATACAACAATTTCTGTAGATCTTCTTGACGCCTATATGAGTCATGATGCAATTTCTAGTTATTACTTAACAGATAGTAGCGCTCTTGTTATAGTTCCTGGAAAAACAGAGGGAAATAAAGGAGAAATTGTCAGACTTTATGTGACTAGTGGAAACATAGTGAATATATTTTATAGAGATAAGTACAAGAAATGAAAAAGATAGAATTAATAACCACTACTTCCGATAATATTTCTATATCACAAGTAACAGGACAAGAAAATGAGAAAGAATTTTACTTAACTGGAAATAATCGAGCATTAGTATGTAATGATTCAAATTATAGAATGACCAGAATATCTGAGTTAAGTAATAAATTAAAACTCAGAGATTGGAATGTAACTAATCGGAGGTTTGTTATCCCAGGTGAAGATGGCTCAGAAGGGAATCTACGAGTATGTATTGATGATTATTCTAAAGGTTCTGGAATAATAAATGAGGTTGATGAAGATACAAGAAGTATTGAAATTGATAAATATGAATTAACTGAAGAAGAAAAAACTCAATTTAATTCATATCTAGATTACCTCAAGAATAATAAAAATAATTACTTAAAAGAAATATATAACTTATATAATAGTATGAATAATAACGAAATTTATTTGTATAGTATTTCAAAAAATGTGGTTGATATTCTAAACAATTCTATTACTATCGATGTTATACCATTCAATTCTGATATCTATACCAATACAGTAGATTTAACAGAACTAATAAATTATTCCGTTAGTCCTGGAGTTTCTACCAAAATTGATCTTGGAATTCAATATTCTAAGTATGAAACTAAGTATGTCGAGGATCCTGAAGATAAAGAAAAATTAATTTTAGTAGGTAACGAAAAGTTATATTCCAAAGAAACAACATTCTCAGGACCTAGATATAATAAACAAGGAGAATTAGTTTCTAAAGACTACATAGAAGAAATTGGATCTGATATTGTAATTGAATGTATTAATAATATTATTAGAGTTGTATCTAAATCAACTGACATAGATGAATGTATTATTAGTAATTGTACAATAACTTATGGAAAATTATAACACAGGATATAGTACTTATGTTATTGGAAATTCTAGTAATATATCCAATAGCTTAGAAGTAATACTATATAATAAAAATGATGATTGGGATCCTAAGTTACCAAAAATATCTCTCTATAATATTAAACAAGTTTACTCTAGCCTGCTTACTTCCTCTGGTGGTAATTATATTAGATTAAGTCGAACTACTTCTAAAGAACCGTTTAAATACAAAAATAATCTTCCTTCTGGATTTACTGTAATAATTTATATGAGTGTAATAGATAATACTCCTATTGGTTATACAGAATTTTTAAATCCTCAAGGAAAGGGTAGTAATATAAATATTTATGTATCTTTAGATTCTAGTATATCTAGTCAAATCCAGATAAATCTTAGTAATTCTTTGGATCAACTAAAGAATAATTCAACAACTGGAAAAAACTTCTTAGATGATATAAATTTATATAACTACCCTGGAGCGAAAACTATAAAGCAGGACCTAGGAACTGATAATTACCCTAGATATACTTCTCATGTATACCATATTCAAGATAATGAACAAATGAATCTTCTCTTGGATTATGGTATTGGAAATAGTACTGGTTTTCATAAAATCAATTTGAATCATGATGTTAATATAGATCCTTACTCACATAATTATGAAAATCATCAAATTGGATTTTATGGAAAAGATATTGTATTATATTCTTGGACAGGTAATAAATATTCTATTAAATCTTTGGTAAAAAAGACAAGATTTGGTAATCCTGAAGTATATACGACTTCATCAGGAGCAGACTATTCTATTTTCGAGGATATGAAAAGTAATCAAGAAATATTCTATTTTTCTGGGAGATTTATAATTACTGTTGGAACTAATTATCCTAGTATTCTTGAATTATATGATACAGAGAAAAGTCAATGGATCTCAACAGATTATCAAAATTTCTTTTTAGATACTCTTGATCCTAGAAGTAGAATTATATCTATTCCTGGAAATATTTCTAATAAAAGTATTACTAACTACATTCCTAGCATTAATAGCACTTTTTTAAATTTAACTGATTATACTAAATACACAAATATCAATATTATCAAAAAAGTTGGAGATTGGTATGTTTTTAAAAATAAACAATCCTCACAAAAAGATTTTCATATCTATAGTTGTATTGATAGATTAGTATATACAGTAAATACAGATGAAAGTCCGATACTAATTAATAATAGTCTTTTAATGATTCATACAGTAGATGAAGATCTGGGGTTAGATTATTATACTATCTACTATGAACCAGGAATTAGTTATTATACAGAAAGAGCTAGAGCAACATCAAGAAATTCAGAATTAGAGTACTCAGAGGAACTTGGAATATTAGTTAGTAAGGATGAAGAGTTTGAAAAATATAAGGGATATTATAATGAGGGAAAAATATTAGTAATTCATCGAAATAACCCAACAGGTATATTTGGAACTATTCTTACAGGATTTAGAAGAAGCTATTTTAAAGCATCTCTCAAAACAGAAGTACCAAAAATTATAGCATCTATCTCTGGACTACTATATTACATTGATGAAGATGGATACTTAAATTATATATAAAATTATGAGAGTTATTTTTGAAAAGGAATTCTTAGAGAGTATAAGAAGGATAGATAACACATTAAAGATAACCAAATATGTAATAGGAACAATTTATAATTCATATACAGTTGGAGAAGAATTCATGGAGAAATTATTTTCAGGTTCTTATCTGTATAATGATGTTAGAAAAACCTCAGAATATCCTCTAAATTCAATCTGGGATAGCAATAAAAAACTCTTAAAAATTAACATTGATATCCCAAAAGAAGAAAAAGCAGCTTTAGTTGAACCTAGTTCAGAATATTGTTTTATTTATTGCTATGGTATATATCCAGATCGAACAGAAAGAATAGCATTTATAATAACAGAACTAGAGGCTGCTGAAAGAAAAATAATTAAGTTCAATAAATTAGATTTAAATATATCGTCTAATCTTTTTGAATTATCTTTTCCAGAATATACAGAAGCAAACATTGAAACAATAGCTGATAGTGATACTGTATTCTTGGAAGGTATAGGTATTGATTATGGAGTTAATATTTTTACCTCTCCTGAAGAAAAAATAGTAACAAAAAAATCTTACTATAAATATATAAGAAATAAGAAAACGAGTGGACATAGTAGCTCATTCTTATATAATAATGTATCCGGTGAGAAGATATACAATAACTCTGTGATTAGGCAAATTACATCTATTCTATCGTTTTCAGCATTAGAAGATACTAGTAGTCTTAAGAAATCTGGAGGGTATATAAATCTATTAGGGACATTAGAATGTGATATGTATAGATTGATAAATGATTATAATATTTCAAAAATAAAAGAAAAAGTTAAAATAGATATAACATCTCTGCCTGTAATTGAAATTTTGGTAAAAGAAAGTAATGGACTAGAATTTAGGGTAGATCAACTAAATAAAAGATTAATATATTCTGCTAATACTACTGGAAAAGAGTTAAGTTCGGTAATAGTCTTAAAAATTACTAATCTAAATCCAATAACAAAAAAGACAAGTATTATAGAATCAGGAGAGATTAGGTTAACTCAATTTGCAATATAATAAATCATGAAACTATCTTTAAAAGAATTTGTTGAGGCTATAACAGAGATAGATAAAAATATAGGATTTTCAAAGTTCGTGAAGTATATTTTTATCTTCTGTTTGGTCTTAGCTATATTTAATTATAAAACTATAATAAAGGATACTATAGAAATATATTCTGAGATTTCTGATAAGATACATTCTGAGAAGATGGAACTTAGAGATCAGTTATTAGTAGAATTAAAACCTCTCCTTACAGAGTTCAGAAGCAATTCTAGAGCTGATAGAATACTATACTTCGAATATCATAATTCTAAAGAAAATCTAGTATCTATTCCCTTCAAATACGTAGAACTTCTCCAACAAGATAACGGTTTTGCTGTACCTTCCATAGATCCAGAACAGTATAAAAGTATAAATACTGGATTGATTACTAGTATCTATGAAGATATTAAGTTTGGAGAAATTGTATACTGTGATGGTCCAAGGGATAGCGTATTTATGGAAAAATACCCTGGGATATACGAATTAGTAAATAGTAGAGATGGTTCTAAAAGACAAATATTTATTAGTATTCCTGGAATAAATCAACCTATTGGATTAATCATTCTGGAGTGGATAAATGAATCTAATATAGAGTTGAATGTAGAAGAAATTAAGAAAACTGCTACTTATAATTATATACCACGAATAAATGCCTTAATTCTATCAAAGTCGCCCGATAGAAACAGGTGGTTATAATTATGAATAAAATAAATAACAATAAAAACAAAAATTTATGAACGAAGAAGTTAAAATTTATGAAGATGCTACTTGGGGTAAGTATGGAAAAGATATTATTCCTAGTAGATTTTATCAGGTCTATAAAATTGAAGGTCCTTGGTTAGGAGATGATGAAAGTACTTGGTATGAATTCGATAGCGAAAATAAGAGTGCTGCAGTTTTAGAACCTGTATATCCTAATTACGAAGTCAATAAATATGGTTTGACTGGTGATAAAGAAGTGGTTAAAGTTACTATTACTCCTAGTGAAGAACTTAAATCACAATATCCAGATGCTTTAGTAAGTATTGATGGTAAATTCTATGATCTAGGTATTCTTAATAATCCTATTGAATTTTATATGGATAAAGATCATAAAGTTTCTATTATTTGGTCTACTGCAGAATTAGTTGAATCTTTCCGAATTATCAAAATTAAATAACAGAAATTCTCTTCTGAAAGCTTCAAAACCTAAATTATGAGAATAGACTTAGAAAAATTATAAAACTAAGTCTATTCTTTTATTATTTTATTCAATTATAAATAAATAATTATGAGTAGTTTAAATTCTTTTCAAATACAAATTTCCAGAAGCAAATACATAGAACGAGATAGAAGTATAGCAAGATTAAGGTTAAATCAACATGAATTCTTAGTCGGAGAGCCTGTTATGGTTAGATATTATTCTAACTCCGAACAAACAGAAACAGATACTATATTCGCTCTAGGTATTAAAAATGGAATAGGAGAAGACTGTTATCAAGTTGTTACACTTGGCGGATTAGATTTAGTTCGAGATGTAGTAACTGAGCTCCCAGACGTATCTCTTCTTGTACATGGAGAACTATATCTTTACAAGGATGAAGATGGGATTTGGAATTATGTATACGAAACTGGTGGGGTTAGACAAATAGAACCTATAACTGGTGGTCCTTTCATTTTTAGTAATATAGAAGATAAATACAGATGGTTTTATCGTGATGGAGTATTAAAACGGGAAGACGATTTCTATACTAAGTCAGAAATTAATGAAATGATCTCTGGTTGGGATGTTAATATTCAAGATTCTCTTAAAAGTCTAGAAGAAATTAAGAAGTTAACTTATAAAAACCGTTCAGCTACATTTCCATTAAGAGTTAGTTTTTATGACTCTAACAGACAAGATGATGGTACTACTCCTCTTTATCAAACAGGAATTAGAACCGCTGTTAACTTCTTAATCAGAGTAACTATTCCTGATATAGATACAAAAACTGGAGAAACAAATACATACGAAGTTACTAATGATTGTATCTTAGAGCTAAATGGCACACAAATAACTCTCCCTGAAAGTAATAGATATACAGTTTTAGGTCTTACAGATACAACAGAGTATAGATTATCTGTTAGGTATACAGATCCAGATACAGGAATCATAAGAACTGCAACTTCATACTACACAGTTAAGTTTGGTTATAATTTCTACTATGGACAAATTCCTGAAAGTGGATGGAATATAACAGAGGCTGCTTTAAATTCTCTTGAAAATACTGTAGTCGGAAATGAAAATTCAATTGTTACTTTCCAAGGAGATCTTAATTCACAAAAAATAGCATTTGCATATCCAAAACTATATGGAAATCTTATGAGTATTTATGATACAACTTCTGGGATGAATCATATAACTGATTATTCGATAGAATCTTGTAAAGTAAATGATATTGATTATAATGTTTATATAAAAGATGTTGCATTGAATTATAATAATTTTCAGCAAGTTTTCTCATTCTCATTACCAACAGTCTTCGAAGGAACATCTACAGAAGATTCTAGCGTAACCGTAACTGACCTAGAAAATTTAAGACAAGAGATTTTAGGTGGAGCTAGTATAAATTACAATACTCTTGGAAAACTTGAACAAATTATTAAAGGATTGTCAATACGTGAAGGCTTTGTTGGTGGTCCTGGAATTAATTTAGTACAGCTTGAAGATGGTAGTACAGAAATTAGAGTCAATGTTGATAATTCTAGTATTGTAACTGATTCTAATATGTCTATAGCTGCTAAGAATATAAGCGGTGGAAAATATTAATAAATAAAATAAATTATGGCAAATAAAATAGGTTCAAATTTTTTATTACCCGCTAAAGTATTCCTAGATAAAAGACAAGGTATAGTTAGTGGAATAGGAGAATTAGGAACATGGGATTATGATAAATACCCTATTCCTGATGGATTTGAGGTATTTGTAGATGGAAAATGGTATACCTATTACAAGGATATAGAAAAAGATTCAATTACAGGTTTTTTTCGAATTCGAGGTGGTATTAATGTACTTCAAACCACAGGTTCATCTGAGGACGATGTTATGTCTCAAAATGCTGTAACTAATGCATTAAATGGATTAAATGAAAGAATTCAAGATATTATACATAGCCTTGGAACAGTTCTAGAGATACGATTACTTCCAGATTATACAATTTCAGGTAACCCAACAATAAGTGGCGGTCTTTATGAAAATGGAACTAGAATACAACCTTCTTTTGCTTGGGAAGTTTGGTATAATGGGATGAAATTAAAAAGAGAAGACGTTAGTGTAAGCATATATATAAATGGAAGTCTTTTTTCCGGAGGAATGAATAATCCTAGTGAAGATGAATACACTTGGGTATGGGTTTATAATCAAAATATTTCAAGAGATACTGTAATTACTTTATCTGTCTTGTATGGTAATGATAGTTCATCAGATTCTATTGGATCTGTTAGTATCTCTAAAGATATTACTTATGAATTTATTAATTCTAGAATTTGGGGTAAATCTAAGACAAATGATATTAGTAAAATAGTAATTAATGGAAAAACTTACGGAAATAGAAGTTTATCCAAAGAACGTTCAATTGTTTTAGATAATGTAGATTGTAGTATAGATGATGAAGGTAATAATTATACTTCAGGATTATATGTATATTACATGATCCCTACCGAAATTTATGGAGAAGTTAATGAAAATGAAAATCCTATAAGACTTTTAACTGGAAGTATGGAAAATAACGCTTTCTCTTGTAAATTCGGTGAAGAAGATTATTCTGTAATAGTATTTGATTATCCTCAAACAGGAGTTTTAAATATAGAATTTAAATAATATGGAAAAAAATAAAAAAGGTATAAATGTTTCAGCTCCTATAGTTCCTTATACTGATCAAGATACATATCCTACCCACGAAGCAATTTATGGAAAAGGTGGTTGGAAAAGTGTTAGAACAATAGAAGATCTTAAAGCTATTCCAAAAGGAAGACTTGAAGATGGCTGTATAGTAAGAGTTGTGGAATCAAGTAGCTCTTCAGGATCTGCAGTTGAATTTTATTATGATAGTAGCATAAAAGATGGAGCTTCGATACCTAGTTCTATTACTGATCCAATTGAAAGGGAAGTTTATCCTTATAAGTTTAGAAAATGGGCTCCTGGATATCTTCCTACAAAATTAAGTGATCTCGAAAATGATATGGCTTTTATTGCAGAAGTTCATGATACTGAAGAAAATGGAGATTACACATACTTAGATCCGAATAATGCAGATGATAAAAATGCTATTGAAAAAATTCTTGTAGGTAGAGCTAGAGGTATCTATCAAGAATTAGCATTAGCATTCTTAAATAAGAACTCATCTACTACAGTTAAAGTAGATACTAATGAAGATGGTGTAGTAGATGGAAATGATAATAGTATTCCAATCCATGGTTTAGTTACTGTAGATGATACTGGGAAAATACCAAATGATCTTCTAGAATATCCTGGAAAATATGTAGAATCTCTTGTAGCCATGTTTCCTGATGACTTCTGTGAAGATCCTTTAGACCCAGCAGCATACTTTGTATATTTAAATGGAAAACCTAGTAAAATCGATAGTGAAGGTAAACCAGTAACTGCTGACACTCCAAACTCATTTCAATCTGAAGCTTTAAAATGGGATCATCCACAGGTAACTGAAAAGGATCAAAAGTATTATATATCTGAATATTATAAATATAAAGAAAATAATACAGTATACAATGCTTATCGAAACAAAGTAGCTGTTGTAACTTCTAGTGATCCTAATGATTTTTCTTGGACAGCATCAGATCCAATTTGGAATGATATTATTTATGTAGATGAATTTAGAAGAACTGCATTTATTGTTAAGAATGATGGTATTATTGTAGAGAAAAGTATTGGACGTGATTTGATTCGAACTATAGAAGAATTAATGAGACCAGCTACAATCTTAGAAGTACCTACTGAATGGGATAACTGGGGAATATCTGCAAAAGTAGCTTATCAAATTCTTCTTGAAATCGATAAAATAGTTGCTTGGGGTGAAGATATATCCGAAGAGAGAAATAAAAGAAAAGAAGCAGATGAAGCAATAAATAAGAGAATTGACGATCTTTGGGATAAACTTAATGCTCATATCCAAGACAAAAATAATCCTCATAATGTAACTCGTGAACAGCTTGGTGTTGGAGAAAGTGATGAAGTTACATTCTCTAAAGTTACAGCTAATGGATTCTTTATGTCTGTTGGATCTGCAGGAAGAATGGCCTCGGAAGGAATAATGATGAGTGATATTTCTGCTGATGAAGAAACTCACGAGGAAGAAGTTATTAGTGCCGTTAGCGAAAAAACATCTTCGGCACAACTATTAACTTCTCGTGTAAGAATTTCCAGCAGTAGTAACCCATCACTTAGAGTAGGCCCGAGTGATGGAACATACGATTGGCAGGAAGAGCTTGAAAATGAAAGAGAAGAACGTGAAGCCGCTGATGCTGAATTAAATAAGAGAATTGATGAAGTAGAGGCAGCTATGAACGCTCACATTGCTAGAAGAGATAATCCTCACGAAACTAATCGAGGACATCTTAAGATTGATACTACTGATGCTGTTGTATTTAGTAAAGTTAATGCTCCTAACGGTTTCTTCCAAGCTAATGGAACTCCAGCAGTATTTAAAGTAGCAACTCTCGATCCAAAAGAAGAAAAACTTAATGAACTTGAGTCTAAGATAAAAGAACTTGAGGCTGAAATTGCAAAACTTAGAAAGGTATGATTTCAAAATTAATAAAAAACGGAGAAGATATATTTCTGCAAACAACAACTAATGCAGTAATTGATTCTAGTAATAAAACTCTAACTACTATCATTCAAGACCTAGAGAATAATATTTCAGCACTTGAAGCAGAAAATGAAAAACTCAAGGAGACGATAGAGACATTAGAGAAAACACTTACTGATAAAATAACTGAACTAGGAACTAATCTAACTACAAAAATAGAAGAGGTAAATACTAACCTAACTACTGAAATAGGTAAGATTAATACTAGTATCACACAGATTAATGGTAAGATTACAACTCTTGAAAATAATGGAACTGACTACGAAGAAAGATTACAGATGCTTGAAAAGAAAACTCAGAGATTGGGTGAATCTGGAAACTTTAATCAACAAGTTAGCGCTCCAGGATTTTTCGAAAGATAATATAATGGGGAAGAACGATTATAAGTTCTTCCCTTTATTTTCCTTATATATGTTATGAAAGAAATTTATATAAACTCGCCATATTCGATTTGGAACGAACAAGAAATAATAATTCCCATAAAATTTCCATTCAGATCTAAAAAACATATGATGGATACTATAGGATCTCATTGGGAGGATCCAGAAAAAGTACTTAATATTCTAGATAACAGAATTAAAAAGGGAATACTCTTCGATATGGTCTTAAAAGTTAGTAATCGAGGAGGACAATATAAGAGATTTGGAATTAAACAATTTAGGTACTGGATATCTTTTCGACCATATATATTAAAACTTGAGGAACTTAGACTTCATGAGAAAAAGATTAAGAAAGGTAAGTATATCAAGTACCTAATTCCTAATCCTAAACAAATTTCACCATATAAGATGGATCGAAAGACTTTCTTGGAAGATTACAAATATATGAATAAATATTATGATTCTGTTTTATTTAAGTATTCTCTTCACTATGTCTTATATAACTTAAAAGCCTTATAAGTGTATTATAAACTTAAAAGAAAACAGATATGGAAAAAGAAGAAATTTGTTTACGTCTCATGGAATTAATGAGGGTAGAGACAATAAATCACAACTTGTTTTTAGCTAAGCAAGGAGATTATGAAGAAAAATCGGGGAAAATTAAAAGAGAATATTTCTTCGAGAAATACAAAGAGTACAAAAATGGAACTTTCAATTCATTAGAGAAAACGAGGAATGACTTCAAAAAGGAGTATTTTGATAGGATAGAGGAAGTAAGAAAAAAGTACAGTGAAGATTGCATAAATTTTCAAAGAAATCACGAGATGCTTATTTGGAAAATTAAAGATCTGTTACACACTGCAAGATTTAAATGTCCTGATGAAAATGTTATAAAGGATGTTGAAAATTTCTTAAAAACCTGTGAATTACTTAGAAAAGTAGCAGAAGAAATCAGCCTTGATCAAATTGATAGTGAAATGAAAATGGAAAAACTTAGGGAGCTTTTATAAGCTTCCTTTTTTATTCTCCTCAAAGCCTTATTAATGATAGTTTTGTTTAAATCAAAAAATTCCCTGGTCTGTGAAGATCGGGGTTTTTGTTTCATTCCTTGAAAGCCTTATATATGTAAAAAGAATTTAAAAGAATATGGAAAAAGAAAACAAAAAGAAAGAGAAAAATTATTGGAAATTAGCATTTATAGGAATAGGTCTAACATGTGCGGTTGTCAGTATAATTAATTCACATAGAACCCAAAAAAAGTTAGACATTGTCCGTGGAGAAAATCAAAATCTCCAAACAACAAATAAATCCCTTCTGAGACAAATTCAAAATTTAGCCTATCAGAATGGGAAATTGACACAAAAAAGAACTTAAAAATAAGAATATGGAAGAAAGTGTTAAAAAAGAACAACGTCAGTATTGGGCGGTTAATAGAACTTTTCACAGTTCTATGTTCGAAGAAGTATTTAAAGTAGGAGGGAAAGTAATATTTTATACTATCTCTCTTGAAGAACTAAAAGAAATTAGTGAAAATACTCCAATTAACATGAGATTTTTAGGGAATGGAGTCCCTTATAAGAACGCATTAGATAAAGTTGGAGTTAAGTACAAAACAATAACAGATGATGTAGTGTTATCTCCTAGTCGTAAGGATGTACTTTACACTATTATTGGTAACACAACTATTAAAGAAGATCAAACGGAATTTCCTGACTATACGATCATAGAAGTATATGTTTGTGAAATATGCCGTTAATTAAAGTAAAACAATAAAAATAAAAAAAAATGGAAAAAAATGCTTACCAGGAAAAATTGGTAAGAGGTCTGTTAAATTCACTTAGAGAAAATAAAACTATCTCAGACGTACATGTAAAAAACTTAATTAGCGAAGTTCATAGTGAAATTGGAAGAAGCTTGGATAAAGCTTTAATCAAGAGAAAAGCTGATGAGTTGTTATTCACATGGATGAACAGTGAATTAAATATAGTGAAGAAAGAAATGAAAGGAAAAAGAACTCCACTTGTTATTAAGCTGAAAAATGAAGAAGCTATGAATGACGAGGAGTTTGAAATCTTCACTGAAAAAATACTTGAAAAGGTATTAGTAAAAGAATCGGGAAGAGTAAGAAAAGAGCCGGAAATAAAAGAAGAACCGGAAGAAATAACTACTCCCTCGAAGAAAAGGAATAAAGAAGAAAGAATTAGAATAAACACCTTAGACAATATCATGGAAGCGCTAAGTTATTCTATTACATATAACAGAGGTGACGGAGTAACTGGAAATAATGTTGCCAAGGTATTAGGTGTGAAAAGAATAAATCAAATCCAAATAAAAACTTGGGTAAATGGTTTATCAAAACATTCAGTAACGCTAAATGTATATTATGACGGAAGAAATGATAAGTTGGTATTCAGAGAAGCGGAAAAAGACTTATCTATCTGTTGTGAATTATACAGAAAGATTACAGGAAAAGAACCAAAAAGAGAATATTTAAAACTCTTAAGTGGTAAAGAAAAACCGAAAGTATTAGTAAGTAAGACTAGTTCTGCAATAGTAATGAAGGAATCAGTCATTGATAAGAAAATGATTAAAGAAGATTCCTATGAAGATTTATATTATTACGCTGCAGGAATAATTGTTGAACATAGCTATAAAGCGGTAGATATTGATTCATTGTGTACTAATTTGAGAAAATTAGGATATGATGTATCAAAAACTGAACTTCAAGGAATCCTAAGAAAAAGAGCTGAATTTTCTGTAGTAAGATATGGAGCAGCAGTAGGATTAAATGAAGGAGGATGGAAAACTTGGGATGAAATCAAAGAAAAATTCAATCCCAAGAATAACATAAAATGGGTAGATTGTAGACTATCACTAACTCTGGAAGAAATAAAAAATATCTTTCCAGAAACTGAAACATTGTCTATGATAACCGAAAGAGATGGATTTTATAGAGTATATTATAATGGATCGCTCACTGAATTAACGAAGTGGATCCAATTAGCGACAATATCCATCGGAGCAGAAAACTTAAGCAGTTATATATTTGATCAAGATTTAGTTAAGAGAATCAAGACAAGAATAAATCTGCTTAATGAATTTATGCTGAAAGAGGAATTAGGATGTAAATTAGAAACATTATAATCCCACTAATAATTGATGAAAACCGAAAGTCTGTGAAGATGAGTAGGTTTTTATTTTTGTCCCTTCAAAGCCTTATTAATGTATGGAATAATCTATAGAACTTGATATATAGTAGAGTTTTATAGATTTTCTTTTTACAACCCTAGAAACAATAACTTAAAAAATTAAAATATTATGGATTTATTTGGAAGAAATAAAAAGAAAGAAGAAACTGCCGAACTAAAAAGACAGTGTGAAAAAATCGAAGATAATATCATAAGATTATCAATGGCAATATCAGATAATCGACAAGATATTTGGGAGATTTCAGAATTGGTTAAACAAGGAGACGCGTTAACCGAGAAAATAATTGAAAAAATTAATGAACAAGAAAAGAAAGGAGGAAAGTGGTATGAAAGAATTTTTAGAAAATTCTGGTAAGGTTATAAATAAACTTACAAGAGATCAGTCCTTTAATAATCAACAACTAATAAATCTAAGGAAATCTGCAGAACAAAGAGTAGCATTTCTAGAAAATGTTTTGATTTCTAAAGGTTATCATGAAGACGTTATGGAGATAAGAGAAAAATTTGCTCTCGAAGAATTAAACAATAAGATGATGGTTCGAGAGGAAAAATTACTAATTCTCCCTAAGTTTGAACACCTAGTATTAGCAGCGCAACAAGAAATAAACCCAGAACCAAATTTTAGTGGTATATATCCTTGGGCAGAATCTTATAAAACATTAGATCAGAGATTCAAGGATACAATAGACTTAAACCAGACTGAACACTTAATTTGTATAGGTTCAGCAATGGTAGGTTTTGCGGTAGATATGGTATTTAGAGGTGGTCCGGAAAAAGTTTCAGGAATTTCGGGAATGATTCAGAGTCTCTTCGATAATAAACTTTCAGAGGAGACAGTGAAAGAACTTGAAAAACAGGCTAAAGTAACATTTGATCAATCAGTTAATTCTCAGAAATTTGTGGAGAGAGCCGGACATAAGATCAAAGGACTATCACCTAATCTTCATCATATTACTGGAGTAGGTCATGATCCTAGTCCCGCCGGTATAATAACAGGTGTAAAAGACGTGATGAAAAATACGGCGACTTTTATGGACTCTGGAGAAATTCGAACAATAGACATGGAAGGATTTTTTAAAGATGGAAATAAAAGAGTTGCTAAAAAATTAGTAGAAGCATTTAATCTAGTAGTAAAACATCAACTCTCGGATATAAATGGAACCAGAGGATTACCAGCGCCGTTTACTTTCGTGATTGGATACCTGGAAAATTTCGGCGACTATGGACAATTAATTTTTGGAATAGTTGAGAAAATGTACCTGGAAGGATATGATTTTAGATATCACCTTTCAACATATCCAGCTGCATTAATAACAGATATCCTAGTAAGAGTATGTTGGGCAATAAAGCTAATAAATGAATCTGAAGGTAAATTAACAATAAAGAAAGTAATCCCTATGGTAAATTTAAATACTATAGAAGGATCAAAACTCGGAAGAATGTTATTTTATACTCACTTAGAAGCTGTAGCACTTAATACTGGATTTATAGCTGTTACTTTTAAATGTACGGCTGGAAAAAGTTTACTCAAATTTAATTATGGAGAATGGGTTATGTTAGCAAGATATGGCATAACACAATCTAGATGGTTAATCATAAAGAAATCAAAACTGAGAGATAAATTTAGAGAAGGAAAATTCGAAGAAGCAATGAAGGATTTTGAAGAAACTTATAAAGATTTATTTGGAGGTTATATTATTAAAGTAGAAGAGGAGGGTTAAAATTTCCCTCCTTTTTATTCTCCCCTCAAAGCCTTATTAATGTATAAATAATTAAATAAAAATTAAAAGATTATGAAAGAAGAACAAGACGAAAAAAAGAAGAAAGGATTAAGTAAGAAAACAGTTAAATTACTGATCTTTGGCGGAATTGCAGTATTGGTGATCGGAGGAATTGTGTATAGGTTAAAGACTTCGAAAGGAAAGACGAAGTTGATCAATGAAGGAAAACCGCTAGATTACTATTACAGACAATCAGGAAAATATAAACTGGCTCCTCTTACAATGGATACAGGAGTCGGAACATTAAATCTTTCAAACCTAGAGAATACAAACGGAGACTGTTTTTCTTTAGGTTATATAAAAGATGTAAAACCTCTTGGAGATGCAACAATTGAAGGAGGTGATGTAATTAACGTAGAATCTGGAAAAACTACAAAAGTGAATCTAACAACAAAAGTAGTATCACTTGCCAGATTATTATGTGGAGCAGAGTTCGTTAAAACAAGTTTTGAAGTAAGAGGACTCTAATAAAATATAGAAGATAGGACATTCAAAAATCCTGTCTTCTTTTTTCTCCTCCCCGAACAAACAAAAAAGAAGAAGATATTTTGATTTATCTTCTTCTTAATTTTATTCTATATTACAGTTCCTTAAGAGCAGCTTTTATTGAACCTTTAATCATCTCTTGAATTCCTTCTTCAGTTGTCATTGCTCCTGATAACGAGAATTTCCAAGAGTTTCCTTCTCCAGTTCTAACAAAAGTACCAAGAACTAATGCTTTCTTACCAATAAAGTCTGGATTATTGTCGATCTGGAAGTCGGCGAAAGTCTTAAGTTGATTAATCTTATTACTATCTGTTACTTTCATATCCGAACTATAGATCTTCATAGTCGCCGAAGGAATATGATCGAATACAAGCGCTTTAGGATCTCTTCCCATGTGCTGATAAATATTCAAAATCACAGCCATATATTTTACTTCCGGCGCAACTTTTCCAAGCTCCATTCGAATTAACTCATTATCACCTTTTGAGTTATTCTTTCCAGTTAAGTCATCACCAAGTAAACTAGCAACTGAACCATCTTTAGAAATTTGATGTCCGTAATAAACAATATCATACTGTTTCTTAGACTTATCAAACATTACAACGCTAGCATCAAGATCAATATCAAGTTGTTTATCAGGTCGGAGTGTTCCAGGATTATCTACTACTTCAGTTTCGATTATCTCTGATGGACCTGTACCAAATAGTTTTTGAAAGAAGTTACCTGTCTTAACTGTCTTTCTTTCAACATGAGTCTTTCTTCCAGTTACTCCACCTTTGATTACTGCCGGAGCCCATCTAAGCCCTACATAAACATAATCAAAGTTTTCACCTTCTGTTTCTTGATTTTTTCTTAGGCTAATTGTTCTTGTACCATTTTTTCTTAAGCTAATCACTCTTTCTTCCATAATTACAATAATTTATAATGTTTAAGTAAATTTATTTCTAAGTATGTGTTAAAATCTGTTGTTGTTTCCGGATCAGAGAGAAGATCTAGAATATCATCCTTCGAAATTCCTGTAACTAGTAATTCCTCTTTTTCTATGAGACCTGAGTGAGTTTCTATACCTCCCCAAGATACTTTAACATTCTTTCTCTTCAAAATTATATCTTTTATATTTGTTCCCTGTCTCTTACTAGAAACAAACCAAATTTTAAGATAAGTTTCAGGATCACAAGGACTCAGAGTACCATCTCCTCTTAAGAAATATTTAACATCTACCCCACAAAAACTTAGGGAAAATGCTGTCTCTCGATTAACAAAGTACCTCAGAAATATATCATAATTCCGCTTAAAATCTCCTTTAAACATTCTTCCTAAGGTTTGAGTTGAATTAAATGATACTTGCTCCCTAGTGTTAATATCTAAGAATGTATAAATATGAATTATGCGTGAATTTAGAATAAAATCTTTAGGAATTACTCTAATACTTCTAACTATCCGCAACATCTAAATATCAGACTCTTTAAACTTAAGACCATACTTAACCAGGCTCTTAAATAATGTCTGATTAGATCCTTCACCAAGAGCTTGAAATTCCCATCTACTTCCTTCAATCCTAGAAAGTTTTCCAAAGACTAAAGTAGTATCATTCTTATAGTCATCATCAAGACGATATACGAGCTTAGCAATATCCTTACCGTCTTCATAGGCCCTAACTTCAGCACCATCAATCATCTTAAATGTTTGCTCTCTTGTTCCTGAATCATAAATATTAACCAAGAATAAGATATCAGTTATTTCAGGATCAACTTTCTTTGGATAAATTATAACCTCTTCACTACAAAGTCCATCATCCCCAGATTCATCCTCTGAACCTGTATTGTCTCCACCATACTGTACTGCTTCAAATGGATCTGTTAACATTCCATCCGAAGTTTGAAGTAGGCTAGAATAAAACACTAAATGATCAGGGCTAGGACACTTTCCATTTTTATTGAGTTCGACAGTAATTAAGTCTACATCAAAGTCATAATTACTATTCCTAAGAGCTCTAGAATTAGGTTTCCAGACAATTTCTACTCTTAATTTACTCAAACCCTTTTTTAAACTAACAGATCTTTGTTTTGTTAGTGTAATCTCTCTTTCATTTGTTTCCATTATTCTATTTTATTATAAGTTTACATATATAAGAAAATCAAGGGTTAAAAGATTTTATTTCTGTTATCAAGTCTTCTTTGGTTGTAATTATAGGTGCAAAATAGTCATTTAAACTTAGTTTATTTAACCATATACTATGTAGATACTTCTAATAAGAAAAAATTCCATTTAATATTAAATGGAGACACCACCCCCTGGCCTGAAGGGCCAAAGGGGTGTCCTAGAACTCCTAATATATCTTATTCAGTCTTGTGAGCGTTAGCGACCCGTAACGTAATGCGAAGCATGGAGTGGAGGGGGATCACATGGGTTCCTTAGTCCTCGAAAAAATGTTACAGGAGCTTTAATTTCTTATATATGTTATGAAGAGAAAAAGGTTATTAATTAGTTTTCCAGATATACAGAGGATGTCTTTGGAAGAATTTAAAACTTACATTATACAACTTTTAGATAGATATAGAACTCTTGGTGATAAAAAGTTTATAGAATTTTACTACCTAGTTTTATTATTATACGATAAGGCTAGTGTTTCAGATTACAATTATCAGAATTACCTAATGAGTTTTGGAATTAGTTTTCGTTGGGATGATTGGGGTGTAGATTATAAGTCCTACGATAGAATACTTACCAGGGATGATTTTATTGAATGGGCGAAGAATAATTTGGTAGGTAAATTAATAACAATAAAAAGAAAATAAACGAGGACTTAATTTTCCTCGTTTTCTTTTTCTCTTAATAAAAAAAAATAAAATCCTCCGATCTATCACAGACTAGAGGATTTCAAATAAATATTACAATTATTATAAGAATAGTCCATTTGTCCTGTTAAACAAAGAGCGATATACTTGAAAAATGATCTGTAGGTTTCTGAGTCATAAGTAAATCCTCCTCTTGCTTTTATAGCACCTACATATTTTAATTCTCCAGAATTTTTCATCTTAAGTATATCATTCTTTAGACTATTTATATAATCTATTGCAGAATCTTCAACATATTTTTCCACAAAATCAGATCCTAATTTACTTTCTATTACACCTTTATCTTCAATTTTAATAAATCCGTATTGAGGTGAATTAGATGGAACAGCTAGTTTTCCTTGAGTTTTAATCCTATCAATAAATCCATCTATTTGCTCCATCCAGTGTTCTAAATTACTATTCCTTTCATCATAGAATTCTGCCATTTTGATTAACTCATATCCTATTTCATCATTATATTTGGACACGCAGTATAATGAATCTGTTCTAGTTTCTGCAAATTCCTTTTGAATTAAATTTCGTTTAATTATCATATTAGTTATATAAAAATAATAAATTGAAGAGAGTAAAATTAATTACTCTCTTTTCTCCAAATTTCTTCTTGATCTCTCTCAGCTTTCTCTATATCTAAAAATCCTGTCTCCTGATCTATGTACTCTCCTACAATATGACCCGTTCCTCTAAATGGATAACTTGATAATACTTTCAATAACCACCTCTTAGCTCTCTTACACTTATGTTGCAAAAGAACTCTCATTAACCCATTTAAATCTTCTGAACAAGATATAATTGAATGATCTATTAAGCACATACTACGTTCAGCTACATAATCAGTATAATTTAGATACTTATTTCTCAATAACTCTATATTGATGTAGTAAGTGATATGAGATTCTGAAAAACTTTTTTTGTAATCTCTATTAATACTTTTCGATCCTTATAATAATCTGTAAGTTCATGATCTTCAAATATTCTTCTCTTCTTTTTCATATTTTATTAATTTATAATATCATATATAAGGCTTTTAATGTTATTTTCTTTTTAATAATTCATAACTACGAATTCGTTTCTTTACTCCATCTACTAACATAGTATTTTGAACCTCTTTTACTTCGAAATAATTAAGAATATCATTAGCCTTTGGAGTTGCTGTATAATTAATATTGGAGTATAAATTTCCTAGTTTTGTCTTAAGATCTGATAAACTATACTTTTCTCCTGGATTAAAATTTTGATGAATTGTGTTATTAAGTAATTCTGGACTAAATGTTACTATCCCAAGTTCTTTCTTTATTCTGGATGAATTATAGGACAAAGCTTTTAACTTTTGTGGACTTAGAGCTAAATAGTAAGATTTAACTTCATCAGAATCTATTATTTGTTGTAAAACTAAATCTATTACTTCTCTAGAAACAGGGTATTCACATAACATTTTAAGTTTATCATAAATAGTTGTTAATGTATCATAAATGCATAAAAATCTTGTTACATCTCTATTTAATATATCATCTTTTGTTAAACTAGAATGAATTGAACTAAATACACTAAATCTATCTCTATAATCTACTTGTTGAATCTGAAAAGCTCTAATTTCATTTACTAGTACAAGTTTATTAATAACAGGTTTTAAGATAATATCTCCATTAGAGTTAATTATGTGATTGACTGCTATATAATCGTTAAGATAATTTTTAATTTGTACTGCTTCTTCGAATTTCTTAACTAATGAAAATTTTGCAGTATCAGGTGTAGATTTATAAGATAATAGTAAATCATTTGTTGCTTTATTTTTTCTATCTAGAATTGCTTGAAAATCTTCTTTTTTCATTTCTCTATAATCTGCAGTAGTACGATAATAGAAAGTAGCACTATTTTTCCAAGGATTATTGAATAGTCTTTGTCTCCCCAAAATTTGTGGTAAATCTTCACTAATATCAACTGCTAAACAATCTGAATTAGAATCACTAAAGATAAATGATTTAGCGCATAAGCTATAAAAATCTGCACCTAAATAAACGGTACGTGTACAGAAGGTAAACATCTTTGGCTTCTCTGTTTTCTTAGGTACCTTCCCTATTGTAAAAGATTTTCCTAATTTTCTTTTTATTCTTTTAGCATTATCATCAGTTCTAGAACAAAGAATATTTACCTGTTCTGGAGTTAATTCATTTTTCTTGATAATAGATATAATATGATTCACACTGTTTACATAAAATACTGCTTCATCTGAGATAATTCTAACTGGTTGACCATCTCTCATTACTACTACTTCATCAAAGTCTTTTGAAAGATACTTTTGAATAATTTCTGAAGCTTTTTCACCAACTGATCTCATTAGATAAATATCTAATTTTGGTTTGATTACTCTACTAGAGTCTGAACTATACCAATCTAAATCAAAATAAGGAAGATCTTTAAATTCATCTAACATTTCTAGGTACTCATCCATCATAGGAGTTGCACTAACAAAGTATGCCGTTGGAGATTGTTTAAGATATTCTAGAAATTTTAATTCAGTATCACTCTTAAATCTAGAATCATGAAGAATACTTTGAAATTCATCTACTATTGTATAAAATGTATAAAATCTATCTAA